ACCGCCTTCAGACCGAAAGGCTCAAGGGCTGCATTGACAGCATCTTCAATCGGTTGCTGGATTGCTTTGCAGGATTTTTTGTCGAGTTTGGTGATTGTGGTCATGCTTCTACTCCAATAGAACAAAGGTGCGACATTGCACATTTCACACAATATCCACATTTGGTGTAGTATGCAACCAATGTCACGCTATTTGAGTGACAAAAACAGAAAAACAGCGTAAAATCAGGATATTGGTTAAAGGAGACTGACTACTATGTATGTAAAGATTTTCGAGGACATCATGTTCTCAAGCCTTGCCGCCGACTACGGCACAAGGCACGTTTTCATGGATTTGCTGGTACTGGCAGACCGTGAAGGGCTGGTGGATAAATCGCTCGAATCACTGCACCGGCTAATCAACTACCCGCACGATCTGGACAGTCTCCGCGGTCACATGGACACATTGATGTCACCAGACCCACAGAGTAAGAACGAGGCCGAGGAAGGGCGCAGGATTATTCCAATTAGACCGGGATGTGGTGACAATTGCGGCTACCGAGTTGTTAACTACCAAACTTACCGCGAGATTCAAAACCAAGCTGAAAAGCGTGAGGCAAACAGGATACGCAAACGCCGACAAAGGGCTAAAGGCAGTGTATCTAAGCCAGCGGAAGTGCCTAGAACCAAACAAGCTGCACATGAGTTGGTTGCTATGGCTATAGCTGGTGGTATTTTAACCAGACCCAAGTTTTGTGAAGATTGTGGTGATGATTCTGACAGTATTGCAGCGCATCACGACGATTACGCAAAAGCCCTTGAGGTTCGTTGGCTTTGTTGCAGTTGCCATAAAAACTGGCACAACAAAAACGGGACTGGAATCAATTGTTTAGATGAATCCTGCAAAAATGTCACGCAAATGTCCCAAAATGTCACGACAAGCAGAGGCAGAGGCAAAGGCAAAGGCAAGGTTCAAAAGATTACGGAACAAGCGTGGCAAGAAATGTGGGCAAAACTTCGCCCTATCTACCCAAAACGCTATGGCGGCCAACGCTGGAATGATGCAGAGCGATTTGCTAGGCGTGAGATACAAGCCGGCAATGTCACGCTGGAAGCCCTGATGGAATACACCAGCATCTACTACCAGCACTGCCTAGTTTCTGGAAAGCTGGGTACTGATAAAACCCTGCAAGCCGCCACATTCTTCAACAGCCGGTACAACGAGGAATACAGCATTGAACCGCCACCGGCAGAAAAACAGAAGCCCAATGCTCAAAGCCGGCTACAGAATGGAGCAGCCAGCCAGATAGCCAGTAGGCAAAGGCGGCTGCAATGAGTTTCCAGACCAGACTGTACCTGTACAAATATCAGGCTGAAATGCTGGGGCTGAAGGAAGGCGAGTATTACGAACTCAAGCCTATACCCGAGACACTACCTATGGTCAGAATTCCCGAATGTCTGGTTATCAACCATTGGTCAAACCTTGATGATAATAACCTTGCGTACAAACTGAACCATAAGCTGTCGATAGCAAAACTCCTGTTTGCTAGGGAAAAACACAACACAGAACAGGCGAAGCCACGTGAAAAAGATAAACACCCTGAATGGCTGAAGATAGGGATAAGCGGGAAGTTCAGATGAAAGCGCCAGGTATCGAAACCGAAATTCCCGCCGGCTTCACGCAGAGCCAATGGCTTTGGCTGCATCTTGGTGGTATGTACGGCAACCAATGGATCAGCAACAATGGCGAAGTACCGGAAGATAACCCTAGTGCTATGGCACAGATTGAAGCCATGCAGCCGCACCAGATTGTCCGGGCCGTTCATGTTGCCGCACTGGAAGGCAGCGACTACCCGCCATCAATCCCGAAGCTGCTGGGCTATGGCAGATCTACACAGCATGACGAATTCACGCCCAAGCCGGAAACCCTGCAGATTGAAGCGCCGAAAATCCTGTTTGGGCTATTCGAGACTGAGGGTAAGAAGCTAATGGTTCATATCGGCTTCCAAAATCTTAGGAAGAAGGCCGCTTGGTCACAGGAACAATGTGACACCGCGTGGCAAACTGTTATGTCACTTGCAGAGAAATATCACGCCCGTTACCCTACCGACACAGAGCAGGAAAACGAACTGCCGGCATACCGACAGAAATTAGAGTCACAACTATCCGAAATTGGTGTATAATGGCTTCACGCACAGACAGTATCAGTCTCCATAACTCATACCCCTACCTGTGCAGTGTCGCAACCCTTAACGCGGCACACCCGGCGAAGCCCGTTGACCACCTAACCAGTGCGAGGGCTACGTCTTTACCATGAGCCAACAGCGCCGAAACACTTCTAAATCAAGCCTTGAAGACCTTATTGCAAAATTCGAGGATGAAACCAATGTTCGTATAGCAAAGCGTGACGCTAGTGAAGCCGGCGAAGCCCTGCCCCCGCCTGTAAACAACAAAGCCCTACCACCTAACACCATTCAAGCCAGTACAACAAGACAGCTAAGACCAGATACTCTGGCTAAATACACCGAAGTAGCTCAACACTACCTGTCAAACGGTCACAATGCCGCTGAAGCCTATGCCACTGTGTATCCCAAAGCCTCACGCGCTACGTGCTATACAGAGGCGTGGCGTGTCCTGCGTCACCCACAGATAAGCCAATTCCTAGACTCGATTCACAAAAAAGTTAGCCGGCGAGCAGATTCCGCGAAGATAGCCGCCGAAGCCATCATGCGCGACTGGTACAACCACGCTCAGGCTAATGTGGTGGACTATTTCGAGTCCGACGATAACGGGCAGCTAATGATTACAGACGTAACCAAGCTGCCAGTAGAGGTACAGCGCCGCTTACGGTCTGTTGATCTAACCGTGAAAGAGATTGTGACAGACTCCGGCGACACGATACGCACCACCGTTATCAAGCTGAAGACAGTTGACCCGCAGAAAGCGTTGGATTCATTGGCTAAATCCATCGGGCTGTTGAACGACACCAGTGATGTGAACGTGATAGTGAACACCGCCGACGCTATGGAAAGGGCGGTTCAACGACGCAAAACAATGGGTGGTCGCCGGCCCGTGACGGTTGACCACGATTCAAATGTGGACTGATTTTCGCAAGACCTTGCGAATCAATCACTTAGTCAACATCTGCCACTACTGATATACCAGGTATCCTTGCCGACCCCGGGGCTGTTGACCCACGACTGATCTACTGTTGACCTACGCCAGTGATAGTCATTGCTGGCTCTGGGTTGCCGGCTGAAACCTGCTCAAAAATAACGCTTGCAATGGTGTCCACATTTGGTAATCTGAAGCTATCCCGCCGTGGTGGCGGGCATAAATGGAGACTGATAATGGATATTTATTGCAGACACTGTGGCGAGCCGTGGGATATCGACTCCCTGCATGATGTAGACCTTCCTATTGAGCAAGCAAACAAGCTATTCAGAAAGAATGGCTGCGGTGTTTTCGGCAACGAGTTCAATAGTGACCCTAACAGCAAATGCACCAACGAGCCTCATAACCCTGATACAGCAATGAAGGCTGGTTCATTGTATGACGTTCTTGGCAGTGACCTAGATGGTGCTGCTTCAATGATGGAAGAATTTTAACCACAACCCTTAACTGGAGAATACTCATGGGTGATAGAGCAATAATCGTAGTAACTGATGGTGAAAACGTCAGTCAGGAAATATATCTGCATTGGGGCGGTTACGCTGTGCCGATGATTCTGGACATTCACCGCAAGCTGATGGAGAGCCGGGGCAATGACTTTGCCTATGCTTATGCGCGGCTGGTAGGTGTTTGTCACCAGCACTGCGGCTATGCCGACAATATGAGCCTCGGTGTGTTTGGCGGTAAAACACCACTGGTATCAGAACTGTTAATGACTGAATATCAGGAAAAACGCAGTCATGGGGATGCAGGTTTCTTCGTGCTGGATACCCGTACTTACGAATGGACGCAGGTTGGTGGATACCCGCCCGAAGCCCTGCCGAAGCTGTACGAGAAGTACGGCATCGACCCCGACACAAACCACTATCCCGAGTTCAAGCCGCCGGAATCGGTATTCATGCTGGCTTCAGGTGAATACTACATCGAAGAATGCACCGCTGAATCACTGAGCGATATGGACAAGCGTGATATCACAGACGCTGGTGGGAAGGTATTGCCGGATGCGAAGTATGTTGTGCGGCTGGTGTTGTTTGCTGGCGGCAGTCAACAGGCCGTTGATACTCATAACAATCTGACTGAAGCCTGTGTCGCTATCGAATGTGACAGTGAGTTCGCCTTGCGCCGGATACTCGACAGCGGCGATATCAGCACTGATGAACTGGCGCGGCATATCCTTGAATGCACACCAGAGCAGAAAGAAAGCCTGATTGAAGAACTGCACAGGCTCGAAGATATCACGCCGAAAGCTGCAAACAGTTAGTCTCCCTGCCGCGTCCTGCGGCAACCCCACGCCCCGCTATCGCCCCCAACGGTAGCGGGGCATTCTTTTGTCTGGCGGTTGAGCTACAGCCAAGAGGTAGACCGTTGAGCGACTGACCCACCGTTGAGCTACTGCCACAATGTGAGAAGGAAGGCTCGCGTCACTGAATCGTCCTGGCTACCACTACCTGAAAAAAAGAACTTGCAACACTATCCACAATTGATACTATGTTTATAACCCCGCTGTGGTAGCGGGCATTTTGGAGACTGACAATGAAGCTATACAACAAAGCAGGACAAGCAGCCAATATCGAAGAAGTCGCAGCAGCGTACTTAAAGCTTTGCGGCATCGAGAAGGGCGTTGCAATCGAATCACCAGCAGCCAGCCGTGATTTCTTAAAGGCGAATCTCGCCCACCGTAAGCAGGAAGTGTTTGGTGTGCTGTATCTCGACAATCGCCACCGTGTTCTTGAGTTCCGCGAAGAATTCAAAGGCACTATTGATGCGACCACGGTATACCCGCGTGAGCTGGTACGCAGTGCTATCGACCTGAACGCTGCCGCTATCGTGCTGGCACACAATCATCCGTCCGGTGTGCCTGAGCCATCAGCATCAGATAAAAGCATTACCCGCCGTATCCGTGATGCTATGGAACTGATAGATGTGCGAGTTCTCGATCATTTCATTGTCACGCCCGACAGCACAGTGTCGCTGGCAATGCGTGGCGAGTTCTGAACTTGTCGCAGTCTCTCGCCCCTGCTAGTCAGGGGCTTTTTTTTGCCTGACCGTTGAGCCACAGCAAAAAGGAAGCGAACCGTTGAGCTACAGCCCCGAAGTAAGATATATGTGATGTCACACCATCGCCCAGGCTGCCCGGAATCTCCGAAAATAAACCACTTGACAGTAGCTGCACATAAATTAAAGTGTGTATAAGGCCCGTGTGGTGTGGGCTACTTGGAGACTGACACAATGAAATCATACATATCCGATTCACTCTCAACTCAGCTATTTTGTGCTGGCGCTGCAGACAATCCCGAGGTGGCTAACTATGACCGTCCGGTCATTGTGCGCTTTGAAGTAGCATCAGCGGAATGGCACATCGTACACGCCGAGCTTATCAATGGCGCTACGATGCTGTTCGGGCTTTGCGATCTTGGATTAGGCTTTCCTGAGCTGGGATATCTGCCAGCCTCTGAGCTTGACCAATTCTCCGGCGTTATTACTGATACCGAGTGTGACCTGACGTTGGGCGAGGCAATGTCTAGCAAGGGCATTACTTGGCACATCAAGGAAAGCGCATGAGCAAGCGCCCGCCTGTAATCCATTGGGGTACTGCCAGCTTCGTGCTGGCAGTGCTTCTAATCATTCTGTTATTACCATAGGGGTATGAGCATGAGATTTAAAACCTACAACAATGGCGTGGTAACGCTAACAATCGAGCCGGGGCAAAGCCTTGAGCATTCTACTTTCGAGCGTACCGACGAGGGCTACAGTGCCTCGCGGATTACTTGGGAGCTGTCTGACGATGGGCAGGAGCTGACGCGATTTATCGAGCGTGATGGCAGTGATTGCGATGGTCGCCTGTCTTCGACGCTGCATCAGGTCGTTGCCACCAATCCAATGCCGCTTAATGAGTACGGCTATCCTGATTTTCAAGATATCAGCCATCGCCAGCGCGACTATCGTGCTGAAGCTGCGGGGTACTAGTCATGTCACAGCAACTATTAGCAAGCAATGTGGGCATCTATGACTTTAACGGTGTGGTGGTTGAGATACCTCTTTTTCAGCTTTTACAGTGGAAACACGCCATCAGCCTCGAAATGAAGGGTCTTACTCATTCGCGGGGCAGTGTGACCGCCCACGTGAGGCGCAAGCTATCATGCCCGGACAGCTACAAGCGGGCCGACCTGTATCAACACCTGAGCGACAGCATCGACAGCATCACTGAGCAGCTCGAAGGCGGTGAGGCATGAGCCGCTAACAGCATTCATCAGCTACCAACTCACAGCCCGCCTAGCGCGGGCTTTCTTTTGCCCTGAAGTCACAGCATCGACCTGGCATCACTCATTCGACCTGGCATCCACCAACCACAGCCAACGAGAGCAGCCACAGCGACACCGATCGACAATGTGCATACTGTGGCATCACATCAGCAGCAGCAGAGCAGCCAGCAGCAGCAGAGCGCCATGCAGTGTGAACAACAGCCCCACCGAAGCAGCCCGCAAAAACCCGCCAGCCAATCGGAATCGAATGAACCTTCTCTCTTACTAAATAAGGGTTCCCCATAACACCCACGCCCATTTTTTCGGTTTTCTCCCCCCAAATGTGGACACTGGCTATAAATGCGGATATATTCGGTTGTAGTGGAACTCGCCAGTTCCAGAGAGCAGCAGCAATGGGCTGGGTTGCGTTAGGCGGCTGCGGTAAGAGTCCGAACAGCCGTATACAAAATTTCGGATAAAAAAATGAATCGTAGGAATTTCTTAAAGCTTGTAGTTGCGTCGGTAGCGTCGGTTGCGATCACGGCCCGCTTGGCTACATCGCCGCCGAGGGTTGCGGATTTTGTTGCGTGTAATGAGGCTGTCGTTTCTTACGGTAATAGTTTTGCGGAATGGCAAGCGGTCAAAGACCGTCACATGGCGAAAAATGGCTGGAAGGTCGACGAGAAAGCGTATCGCCGCCGTTACAGTTAGCCGGGATAAAATATGAAATGCGAAGCTTCAAAAAATTTCGACCGGCTTCGCCGGTAAAATAACAACAAGAAATGACTAGCCAAGAACTAGAAGACGAAAAATTAGCTGTTCGGCTGTTTAAAAATACAGTTGCTTATGACAGCTCAAGAATAGCTTCGCCTCACCAAGTAGAGGTTGAGGAATGGGGTACTATCTTCGCGATGAACCCGTTTACCCGCGAGTACCAGCCATTCCCAAGAATCACCAGACCTTACAACTGGAACGTCTACGCCGATGGCTCATACATAGATATCATTCACAAAGACTGCGGCAAGGTCGCGTTTAAATACCTTCGTAGAAAATTTGCAACCGTCTTTGAAGTTAAATCAAAGTGGGCGCTTCATGCTGACAGCACTCCGGTCAAGAGAGGCAGTGTTCTTTGTTGTGACGGATGCGGCGCAGTGCTTTCTTATAAAAACACATCAAACCTAAAACCGAGGCCCACAAATGTCAGGTAAGGGCGATTTCCCGCGACCAGTGGACAAAGAAGTGTACGGCGATAACAACGAAAAGACCTTCGAGAGATCGAGGGCGATAACAGAACACCAACGCTCTATGCCGTGGAAACCCATGTCTGAATTGCCGCCGCCGATACCTGGCAGGGCTGTTATTTTCTGGAACACCAGCCGCTTGTCTGCCGAGCGCGAGGAATACGATGGCACTTGCAGAAATTACTTGAGCCAAAAGTATTCAGGGTGGATGATGGAATACGACTTCAATATGAAGATGATGGAATTCACCAATGACTGACGAGCTGACAGAAGAACACATCAAAAAAATACTAAAAGGCTTCAGTCAGGAAATACCACCAAACCAAATACACCCAATAAACTTACAACGCATCAAAGAAATGCTGTTGAGTGAAGAACGAAAACAAGGTGCGCTCGACGATATGAGGACACATAAATGAGATATTTTTTCATCAGCTATTTAGGCACAACCGGTTCCGGTCAGTTTGTTTTGAATGGCCCAAAGCATCCGTCAATGAAGCGGATCGCTGAAGCTGCCGGTCGTGAGAATGACGGAGCTGCTGTCACGATTCTGAATATCATCGAATTGTCTGAAGAAGACTACAAAGATTTTATGGGTGAAGACTGATGCGAGCTACAAGCAGACAGTTGTGCTTGACATTGATTGTCGCAATGGCGTTTGTAGTTGTGCTTATTCTTGGTGTTACATCAACGCTTTCGTAAGGAGAGTGATATGTACTATTGGTACTTTGGTATTGGTTTGGTAATCATGCTTATTTCTGCCGCTGTGACTTGGTGGAAAGGCGCAGACATAAAGGTTGATGATATCTCTGTCGGTATCGCGATCATAACCGTGTGGTGGCTTATCCTGATTATTTGGGCGATTGATGAAATCGAGGAAAGAACCAGCTTGGATATTTACAGCATCAAGCGCAAGGTTCTGATTAAAGGCCGTGAGTGACAGCGAAAAAATAAAGCCGGCGGGCGTTCTTATCAACATAGTCTGTTCCGGCTGCGGTTCGACGCTAGATGGTGGTAACGCTCTTGGTGGTGGTATAGAGGTCAAACCCTGTCAGCAATGCACCTTTGCCGCACGTAACGAGGGTCACGAAGAAGGCTATGAACAAGGCTTTACAGCCGGTGGCTCTTGAATAAAAAGCCTTTTCGGGGTGTAATCAGTCCGACAACCAATTCCCACAGGGGAAAACGATGGCTAAACAGATTAAATCTTGGTCGGTATCTAGCAGCAAAGCCTATGACGATGATGAAATTCCGCTGGTAACGGCGCGCACATCGAACTGTCTGGCTATCTACATCACCGGTATTAACGGTCACGATATTCAGTTTGGCGGTCGACCGGAAGGCGCTACCACAGACTTTGAAGATATCGACGGTCTGAACTTCACCGCTGATGGCGTGTACTGCATCGAGATCCCGCAGCGTTTGGAACTGGATTGCAAAAGCACCGGCGGCACTGGTAGTGCAACTGTCGCGCTCATAGGTTAAGCCAATGGGCGACAAGCCGATCAATCGACGGTCAATAGGTCACTTTGACGCACGGCGCAGTGCGTCTTTTCCTGCCAGACTTCACGCCCAGCACGGGCGAGACAATCGAAACAACATCGTGTCTCAATACGGCACAATCATCTGCGACGGTGATCTTACAGACCCCAACCTTGCGCTATTTGGTTCGCCGTACAGTCGGCAAGTCGATAACCCGAACCTGTTTGGCAAAGGCCTTCAACTTGCTTCCGACACTTCCGGCTGGGGTGTTGTATGGACAAACCCATCTGGTATTATAACTTACGATAATTACGATGTTTTTGGTGCTTGGGTATGGTTGTCATACGCCACCTTCAGTAGCGACGATTATTTAGCACTTCAGTTCCGCAATAGCTCAAGTGGCGGCGTTCAAGAAATTCGTTTTTACATGAATGACGGTTTGTTGCCAGGATGGAACTGCCTATGGGGTATGCCATGGAATGTAAATAACAAAATTATTGGATATCACCCATCCAGAGAGATATTCAGGACTCAGGGAAGCGTCATTGATCTTACCAGTGATGGTTGTGATCAAATTCGACTTGTATTAGGTGATAGCAACGGCACACCTAATGGCTGGCCTCTCTCTAGCTGGGGCGAAGACGGAGACTACAAGTGTATCTTTGGCGGGTTCACACTGAACCGCAAAAAAAACCCCTCAACAATTTTCTATTTTGATGATGGTATAGACGGGCCGTTAGATCAGCAGAACAGTGCAGTCAGCGCATCAGACCCGGACTACAACAAGACTGTCGTAGAAAAACTCAACGAACATGACCACAAAGCCTGTTTTGGCATCATTGCCAACGCCATAATCATCGAGCTTGGTACTGCTTTTACATGGCAGCAGCTTCAAACGTTGTACGATCAGGGGCATGAGCTATCGGTTCACTCAACCCACTATTGGTCGAATTTAACCGCAGGTGTCGATTTCCCGCAGGGTTGGCGCGACTCTCTAACAAACCCTTCTGGAACAACCGCCAGAATGGTTATGAAAACTGGTGCGCCTCACGGTCTTTCCGGTGATGGAACAATCACGGTTTCTGCCGCTACGCCAGCTGGCTACAACGCCACCGATGTTGCTTACACCGTGATTGATGCACACACGATTGATTACGATTGTGGCAGCAGCGGTTTGGCTGATGCTTCTGTCGTTGGTGATCTCGTTACTTCGTGGGGTACTGGTGTTCTCACTACCTACGATGATTACGTCGCTTGCAGAACCCATCTGCTTGCAGATATCAACAGAAACCAAGATTTCCTGCTCGACCCAAATAGCTACATTGGCGCAATACCGGCTGGAACAAGCTGGTCGCGTGGTGCGTATCACGCTGTTTTCCCGGGCAATGGTTATCGCAACGGCGGTGAAGAATGGATGCGGGTGTTATTTAGTATTCTGCTCGAACTTGGTATTAAAACCAGCAGGACTTCAACGCCAGAAATTTGTCAGGCGATATCTAATCGTGATTACGAAAACGGCGGCTACAACCACCTGAGAACAATTGCCGGCCTTATTGTTGAATCAGATGGCGGCACGATTGATACCTATACTCATTTGGTAGACCGTCAGTTGAAACATACTGTTCGCTATACCGGCTCGACAATGGCGTTAATCATGCACGATATCGTAACCGGCGGCAGTCAGGGTAGCCCGCCAAACGATACCCAGTATTACATCGAAGATTTCATGGCACTGGTTAACGAGATAGCCGGTGAGCAAAAAGATTACGGTCATGTAGTAACCACACCTTCAAAATTGTCACGCGATGTTAATGCCAACACAAGCGGTCTGGATTTCACCGAGAACTGCCCTGACGCTACCGACGCACAGAAAGCGGCTCTGCGACAGTTCGCAGAAGATCTGGCGAGCTTCGGCGCACTCGAAGGCATGGCTGACTTCTGGATTGGTTGCAGCGGTTTCGATTACAACGAAATCGGCATCATTACCGGCGATGCCTGTACGCTTCACGCTAATATCGGACACAACGCCAACGGCTATGACCTGAGTGGTCGTGATGGCGCTGGACAACTTGTAGATACCGGCTTCAACCCGACAGATGAAAGCGTCGATGCCAGCAATTATGCGTTTGGTGTGTTTGTGTATGACGGTACGCCTATTGGTATTGCCGAGTTTGCTACAGAGCAAATGTTTGAGTGCAGTTCGGCTGCAAATGCTCGCTGGCGCGTAACATTCGAGGCTAAGAGTCTTGGTGAAACAGAATACTGTATGAACACCAACGCGGCCCGCCTCGTTAGCACAGAGATCGACTACGCCACCGAGGTCATGGACAAGAAGTTCTATATGTGCCGCCGCCAGAATCCGGCAAGCACCAGCCGAACAGACGCATTTGTGAACGGGTTTAACATCGAATCCGGCGATGCTGCCGTAAACGGCGTACCAAACGATACTGTGAAACTTGGCAGCACTTCGTTTGGCGGCACTCAATCAACCCCTACTATTTCATTCGCCTTTGTCAGCAAGGACGGAATAACAATGGATGGCCCGATGATGTATGCCGCCGTTCTCAAGTTGCTGCGAGGCTTCGGTGTGAGCGTGTAAATGCAACCAGCCATTGATGTTTTTGCAGACGATCATATTCCTGAGACTGATGCAGAACTCCAACTTGCAGAAGCAATTGCAGAATACTACGACGATCCTCTAGGGTTCGTTGAATTCGCTTTCCCGTGGGGTGAGGAAGGCACTTTCCTTGAAGAATATCCTGATGGCCCGGACAAATGGCAGCGTGAATTCCTGACGCTGCTTGGCGAGTTAATCCAGAAAGATTGGAACGAAACGCCGGAAGGCGAAAAGGTCATAGAAAAAGCGATCCGAATGGCTGTGGCTTCAGGTCACGGTATCGGCAAAACCGCCATGACCAGCTGGATTATTTTGTGGTTCATCAGCACCAGACCAAACCCGCAGATCGTGGTTACTGCCAACACCAAGAACCAGCTTACTACTAAGACATGGCGTGAGCTTGCGAAATGGCATGGTTGCTGCATCTGCGGGCATTGGTTTAATTACACAGCTACCCAGCTCAAACATAAACAGCGCCCTGATACTTGGTTCGCTACTGCTGTACCGTGGAGTGCTGCCAACAGTTCAGCATTCGCCGGTACTCACGAAGCCCACGTTCTCATGCTGTTCGATGAGGCTTCAGAGATTGACGCGAGCATTTGGGAGACTGCAGAGGGTGCAATGACAACGCCCGGGGCAATGTGGTTGTGCTTTGGCAACCCGACCAGTAACACCGGACGCTTCCGGCAGTGCTGGACACTTCTTCGCAAACGCTGGCACACATTCCGTGTCGATAGCCGTGAAGCCAAGATGGCTGACAACGAACAGCTTCGCCAGTGGATTGAAGATTGGGGTATCGACTCTGACTTCGTGCGCGTCCGTATCTTGGGCAAGTTCCCTAAATCCGGCTCGAAGCAGCTTATCCCGAATGACCGTGTTGAAGATGCACAAGAACGCGAGATCGAGGACAAAACCATACCGGCTAACTTACCGAAGTTGATGGGCATTGATGTTGGTTCCTATGGTGATGCACAGACGGTGGCGCTCATTAGGCAAGGCCCGAAGGTATTCAACGACATCAGGCGCTGGCGTGAAGCTGATGTGAACAAGCTGTCTGGATACCTGGCTGAATTTATCAACGAGGCGAATCCTGACTGCATCTTCATTGACGCTAACGGCTACGGTCACGCTGTATTCCTGCAGCTGGTGCAGTTGGGTTTTAACGTCACACCGGTGTATGCCGGCGACCGGAAGGCGGTACTGGACACTAAGACGTTCTATAACCCGCGTATGGAAATGTGGTGGCGTATGCGCGAATGGCTTAAATCTGCGGATATTCCGCAGGATAACGAGTTGTTCGAGGATCTTATCGGCCCTGAGTACGGCTACGATAACAACATGATAATGCGGCTTGAGCGGAAGGAAGAAATGGCTAAACGCGGTCTTCCCAGCCCTGATGCTGCTGATGCGCTGGGATTCACTTTCGCACAGCCAGTGCCTATAAAGGAAGATCAGTCGATTTACGAATCAATTGAGAACCTTGAACCAGAGTGCGTTTAACCTGTAATATGTGGATATGGCTAATAAAAAACGGGGCAACCCCGATAACAATGTAGAGCTGTGGAACATTATGCAGTCGGTCGATCACAAAGACTACGACCACACCAAGTACACGGAATTTCTGATCAAACTGACCGGATACAGCCGTTCAATGGTGACTTCATGGTTTGCAGAACCTGAGCGCAATGGTGAGCCAAACCCTTACTGGCGGGCAGTACCAGACATGGTGCTTCGTCACGTTAAGCTGGAATTTGGTTTAACGGAGCCGCGTTACGTTGAATAGTTTGGCTGTTGTAGTACGCTAACCCAAACCCGCGCAGGACAACACAGATGCCTATAAACCGTCATTTACGACACGGTTTTACAACGGAGCAACCGCCTACAAGCACAGGCGAAGTCGATGTAACCATCGAAAGCGCTCCCGACCCTCTAGCAATCCTGTCCTTTTCGTCCGGGTGTTCTGCTCTCGATACAGAAGAAGATGGCTTCGCGCCATCGGTCGGAGTGATTGCATTCGACGGATCTGCAAACGTCACTCAAGCAAATGTCGGCGCATCCATGCGCGATGAAAATTCGCCCACCAGAACTTACGCACAGGCGATTATTGATGGAGCTGTAAATCAGCTCGATCCACAGGATAACGGCAACCTTCTTTCGCGTGGCAATTACAGTGAACGCACATCTAGAGGTGTGACGCTGAACTATACGGTTGTCGATGCAGACCAGCGTCTTTACACCATGCTAATGATGTTGAAAGGGATTGCTGAAACAAAGGTTGTTGAAACAACCATGCCGGCTGCAGTTTCCTCAACAGAAGCTGTAGTTTTTGGATTTAAACCTGACTTCGTTATACACATGGGTGTTGGTAACAACAATAACAACCTGAGAAACAGCTGTAACTTCTCGTTCAGCGTCGCCAAAAAAGACCCGGACGTAAATAACTCAAGCATCAAAGAATTGGGTATGGCGATCCGCGACCAATTCGCTAAAAATGGTGGCAACGCAGCCGCCGAATGGCGACCTGACGAAAGCATCAGTCATTACGTTTATGACAGCACAGAGATAAACGCCTTCTACACAGGTTTGTATGGCAGCAACGGTGTCTCTATAGCAAAGAGCGAAGGCACTGTCGAAGCTCTGGTTTACAGTATTGGGGTAAAACTCAATTCAAATTACGAAGTAGATATCGGTGAATTCGATACACCGACAGAAACTGGCCGGCACGTTTTGGCTCGCACTGGATTCCCTACACAGCTGGCAATTCTTTTTTCAAACGGTATGCCAGCCGGCACTGAGAATGTCGATGATATCGGCATGAGTATCGGCGCTGTAACCAATCTTGGTTCACAGTTCTGCACATCAGGCCGGTCAAAGTCAGGCGCTGTTCCTTCTGCCGCAAAAAGCTATCACAGCGAAAGCGAGATACTTCGTGTGCGCAGGGGTGTCGGTCAGCAGCAGTGCATAGCCAGCTGCTCCGGTATCATGTCTGATGGCGGTCTGGATATGAATTTCAGTGTGGCTAATGAATCGGTTCGCGTGGGTTACATCGCCATTGGTTACCGAAATGCTCTTTCCAACACGCGTAAGCCAGTAAAGAAAAAATCAGTATCGACAAAACAAATAACGGATCTTCTTAGTCAGGGCGACCAACGCAAACCAGACTATGAGATTCGCGGTCGCAAATTCTTCCAGCCGGATAATAAAAAATGAGCGATGCTAAAAGCATAGACCAAGATGCCATCAGCCGTGCCGAAAAGGAATGGGTAACAAGCCCTGAGCATCTAAACCAGATCAATGCGTCACTTGGTATCTTATGCAAGGATATTGGCGCAAAAATTAACCGTTTGTACCCTAAATGGTGGTGGGTAATAAGCCCTGACGAACAGGGCGGTATCATCACAATCTTCAGCCAGCGCATTACCATGTGCTACGGGTACATCATCAAGATCGAGGATATCCAGAACGACCCTGAGCGCAAAGAAGCAATGCGCGGCTGCGGTGAAATCCTTGAAAGGTATGGTATGCCGCTAAAGGCATTCGACTATGACTGTTACACCAGACTTGAGCTGATTCGAGGTCTGGACGGTGAACCACAAATGGACATCACCGACTTCGATAAGAGGAAACGCGACAAAGAGCGCGATGAAACGCTTACCAGAGGTGTCCAGAACGGTAACGTGCTGCTTGACGTAAAAGACGTACCGCAGGAAGATGGTAGCGCAATCAGGCACATAGCTATCGGTATCAAAGGCGAGGAATAGGTATGGCGGCGCTAAATAGTCGTAACCAGAGAAACCAGCCAAAGTTGTTAGGGCCGGATGATCGGGTATCAAACACTTCAGCCGGCGCAGAACAAGTGCCAGGTGGAGACAGCCCGTTTCAGCCGGGGGATGATGATTGGCTGCGCCGTAGCCGCGATTCTTACCAATCCAGTGAAAACTATTTTGATGCCAGTATTCGCCGGCGCATGGAAGACAACCTTCGTGCTTTTAACAGCCAGCATCCAAACGGCTCGAAATACTACACCAACCAATTTCAGAAGCGGTCGAAGTTCTTTCGCCCGAAAACACGAACAGCAATTCGCAAGGGCGAAGCTGCTACAGCTATCGCTTTCTTCTCAACATCTGATGTTGTCGACTGCGAGCCTGTCGACGTAAACAACCCACAGCAAACTAAAGCTGCATCAATACACAAAAGCCTTTTGAATGCCCGCCTCGACGATCCAAAGATGTACTGGTTTCAGACCGTTGTTGGCGCATCACAGGATGCCCGCACACAAGGCGTTGTAATCAGCAAGCAATTCTGGCGCTTCAAGAGCAAGAAAATACGCTTGCGTGACCGCTTTGAAGATGAAGCAGGGCAGAGCCTGTATTCAGACACCGAACACACCATTATCGAAGAAGATCGGCCCGACTGTGTTTTGAAGCCGGTCGAGAATATCCGCTTCGACCCAGCCGCCGATTGGCGCGACCCTATTAACGACAGCCCTTATGTTATCGAGCTTGACCCGATGTACATTGGGGATATCAAGCAGAAGATTGCTTCCGGCGAATATCGCAACCTTAGTGATGCGATGCTTACAGCGGCGCTTCAGCAGGATTGGGATTCAATTCGTGCAGCCCGTGAAGGTGAGCGTCTGGATAAATACGATAACGCCACCGTTATCAATGACTACCAAACTGTATGGGTTCACCACAATATCGCCAGAGTCGATGGCGTTGACTACATTTGGGATACGCTTGGTACTGAAATCATTCTTTCCGACCCGAAGCCTCTGCGCGAAGTATATGCCCACAATATGCGCCCGTATGTGCTTGGCGTTGCCAACATCGAATCTCACAAACAATACCCGGCATCTGATGCTGAACTGATTAGGGAGCTGCAGGGTGAAGCCAACGATGTAGCAAACCTTCGCAACGACAACGTGAAGCTGGCGCTTGGCAAGCGATATTTTGTTCGTCGCGGTTCTGGTGTTGATATCAGATCTATCCTGCGGAACACAGCAACGTCTGTCACGATGATGACAAACCCTGAGAGTGACGTAAAAGTTCACGAAACCCGTGATGTCACAGCCAGCTCCTATCGTGAACAAGATTACATTAACGCTGATATCGACGGTGTTCTTGGCAGCTTCGATAACAGCAGCATCCAGACCAACCGGAAGATGAATGAAACCGTTGGCGGTATGCAGATGCTCCGCGAAGATACCAACGAGATCAAAGAATTCGGAATACGCACTTTCAGTGAAACATGGATGCGCCCTGTTCTGCTGCAGCTTGTGGCTCTGGAAGCGTTTTATGAATCAGATGTTGCCCTGCTTCGCATGGTTGGCAGCGAAGTCGGTGAAGAAGAACCTGGCAGCGTTCTTAAACTGCTACAGGAAAACATCAAGGTCAACGTGAATGTCGGATTCAACAGCACCAGCCCTGCCAAGCGCATCGAGAAACTTGCGCTTGCATTCGATATGCTCGGCAAGTTCATCCCTGACGTAATACAGGAAATGGACAGGAAGGAAGTTATCAAAGAGGTTATGGGTACTGTCGGTTACAAAGACGGTTCTCGTTTCTTTGGTAGCATCATCAACGACGATCAAGACCCGAAAGTTAAACAGCTCGAACAACAGGTACAGCAGCTCACTCAGATTATCGAGCAGAAACAGATTGAAGGTCAGGTTAAAGTTGAAGTCGCCAACATAGGCGCAACCACCACACTTCAAGTTGCACAAATGAATGCTGAGATCAAGAAAATGGAAATCCAGCTTAAAGGCAACATAGAAGGTCAGCGCATCTGGCTTGAAGGCCGGCGCTCACAGATTGATGCGGCACTTCGTCAGGAACAGAACGAACAGAAGCGCCGTGAATTATTCTTGCAGCGGGAAGCACTGTCTAATTCGATTCGTGAGAAAGACCGCGATTTCGAGTTGGAACTTTTTGACCGTATGCAAAACGCAAGCACAAATGTCAGCAGCAATAACGGAGAGGGTGCAACCGATCTGTCAGGTAACGATAAAGCAGGAACAATAGACCGCGACAGATATGGCGATATCCCTAATGCGCCACAATGAGTAAAACACTATCAGAAGAAGAAAAAGCCGGTGAAATTCCGGTAGCAGAAAACGAACTCTTTGAAGACTTCAAAGATGAATTAACAAAACAAGGCTTTCTTGTTGGCGACCTCGAAGACTATCGTTGGTCGCTAGATGTAGAGCAGTGGGCTAACAATGACCCAGTGGGCAAGATGATTACAACCTACGCTCACGATCTTGTTCAAAGCGGAACTAATGCAATCATCGAAGCAGCTGATGATGATTTCGATGCCATAAAAGAAGCCAAGTACGCTGTTACTATCGGTAAAGGAATTTTGTTCACTGTCGCACAGGTACTTTCGCGTGGTGACGAGATTGAGAAGCAAATACTGTCAGCAGAACAACTGGAAAGTGAGGCAACACAATGAGCGATGCAGCCATTCAAAACGAAGAAACTGCTGATACAGCAGTAGCCACGGGTACTACCCAGCCGGAAAACCCCGAAGACCGTAATGACGATGGAACGCCGGTCACTTCGACCGACACCGATCCAGCGTCACTGGATGCCAAAGAAGAAACACCAGCGGCATATCTTGAAGCAGACCGCTTCCAGGCCCGTGAAGACTCTTTGAGCGATATTTACGGCAAACGCAAATCACAGGTCAACAAGGAAATTGACATTGATGATGCGGAATTGACCGATGAACAGCGCCTTGAGAAACAGCGCGCTCACGCATTACTTGGCGACCCAAATGTTAGCGAAGAAGTTCGTGAAAGCCTTACCGGCCCTGCGGTTGGCGAGGAAGGTCACGACGATGTGGCTGCAGCAGCTGCAGCGCCGGCAGCGCCGGAATCCGGCAATGTTGACAATAATGGTGAAACTACTACTATCACTGTGTACGGGAAGAAAATCGACGTTACTCAGGAAGACATTGATAACGCCGGCAGTATTCGCGAACTACAAATTAAGCTGGCGGGTGACGAGAAACTTCAGCGAGCCTCTACCTTACAGGCGAGTCTTAGCGAGTATCACGAATCACTCGACGAGCGGGAAGCGACTCTTGCACAGCAGGAAGCGAATCTCAAAGCCGGGTTAGACCGTAATGGCAACCCACTAAATCAGTCCAGCACTCGTACTGATTATCCTGACCTACCAAATGGCGGTGAGGGTGGCACTGTAGAAGCAGATGCGCAGGAACTAGCTGCCGAAATGGCAGAAAGTTTTTTTGAATCTGATTCGGTGGAAGAAGCTCAGGAGAAACTGACTTCAGCCATTTCCAAGATTATGAGTGGGCGCGGTCATACCGCCACCCCGATCACGGAAGAAGCGATAAATACCGCAGTACAGGAACAAGTGCAGCGGGCTTTGTCGGAACAGACTGCTACCACTGACGAAGATCTTGTTGAACAAGACAGGATCGCCGCCAATCAAGTTTTTGTCGACGAATTTGCTGACCTGGCATCAAACGTAAACCCCCACGGGTTCACAATGGTTCAAGCAGAAATCGAGAAGGTCAAAAACGCACCGATTATGTTCGGTCGACCCATGACAGAAGTTGTTCGATTGGCGGGGGAACGCACCAAAGCCTTATTGAAAGGCGACGTTCCTTCACCGCTTGATTTCTCTACAGACCCGGATCAAGTGCCAGTAGAGCAGGTTCCTAACCCCAACCATATTGAAGGCCGGTTGGCGCACAAGGAACGCACTGTACCTTCCCAGCCCCAAACCTCGAACAGTCAGAGGCACGAAGTCCTTACAGAGTCGGTATCGGCAGATAACTCGGCTTATGTAGCTTCACTTCGCAAGTCGCGAGGGTTAGCAGATTAGAAGCAAGTAAGCCATTTTGGAGCAATAAAATGGCAGGACAACTTTGGGCAGTAAACGCTCTCGGTGGGTATATGTATACCGACGAGCTGACCAATGTTCTTCGCACCGCATTACAGCCGATTGTGCGCTTTCGCCAATTCTGTGATGCAAAAGATGCGACGGACAAAGGTCTTGGTAAGGGCAACCTGTTCCACTGGAACGTCTATTCTGACGTTGCAACAGCGGGTGGCGAACTGAATGAACAGGAAGCCATGCCTGAAACAAACTATTCGATCACTCAGGGTCAGCTGACCATTACCGAATACGGTAACAGCGTACCCTACACTGGCAAACTGGATGATCTGTCCAAGCAGCCGGTGAAAGAGATCATTCACAAAGTGCTGAAAAATGATGCCAAGAAGGTACTCGACACTGCTGCTCACGCACAGTTCGACGCTACCGGTGGCAGCGTAGTTGGCGAAAACGGTACGACCATTACTACCAAGTATGATGGTGCTGTAGCAGCCAACAACAACAGCGCGCTTCTGAACGTTCATGTGAAGCTGATCGTCGACGAAATGAAAGAGCGGAACATCCCGCCTTACGCCGACGACGATTACTACTGCGTCGCATGGCCTTCAACCTACCGGTCTTTCAAGAACAACCTTGAAGACATTCACAAGTACATCGAAACCGGCTTCTCCAAGATTATGAATGGTGAAATTGGCCGGTACGAAGGTACTCGCTTCATTGAACAGACTCACATCGCTAAAGAAGCCACGTCATTTGCCACGAACAGTGCATCTGATTGGGCTTTCTTCTTCGGTGAAGACACTGTTGCTGAAGCATTGGCGATCCCCGAAGAAATTCGCGGCAAGATTCCTGGCGACTTCGGTCGTTCACGGGGTATTGCGTGGTACTACCTCGGTGGTTTTGGCATCATTCACTCAGGATACAGTAACGACGAAACTCGTATTCTGAAGTGGACTAGCGCAGGGTAAAGGTGAAGATATGAGTTCACATTACGACCAACCGCTTCGCATCACTTATGGCTACGGCAATGTGGATTTCGGCGCTTCTAACGAAGCGACCGCTATCCCTGTTCCCGCCGGCATGACTCGGTGCAAAATCGCGGAAGTATCGGTACAGGCAACCGAAATATTTGCCGGTTCAACCAGTACGGCGGCTATCCATATCGGCACAGCGGCCGATGCGGATAAGTTTGCTGCTCTGGATCTCGGAACTACGGCTGACACCGATGGTGTGTCTTTCGGCCCATCTGACTGTACTGCGGCTGCAACCCTAGGTTACGGCGGCGATGGTGTGATTGATGTATCGGCGCAAGGCGAAAACATCAGTCAGCTCGAACTGCTGTTCAAGGCTGCTGTCGGTAGTCCGACAGGTCAGGGCTTTACCAACATCACGATTGAGTGGTGGTAAGCCGGTAGCTTCCATGTAAACGCAAGCATCACCCCCTTCGGGGGGTAATGCTCTTTTTCGGGAGAAAAATTATGCGTACCAATAAGTCTCGCCACCACGCTTCTCAGGATAAAGCTGGTCTGGCATCTGGTCTTACGGAGAAATCCAAGATCGACAAAGACCCTGCCTCTTGCGGTATGGGTTCTGTCGGCAAGGCACAGAAGCCCCAAGCCAATCCGAAATCGAAAGCGCCCGGTGGACACCGGTTCGGCTAATCCGTTGGATTGCTGACAGGGGATGCCCCCTTATAGGGGGCTGAACCTTTTTCGGGAGAAAACTATGTCAGATAAGCGCAGACATCTGGACAATTCTGAAGGAATGCGTTCAGCATCACGGTCAGGCTTCATTAAGCAGATCTCCGGTCAATGTGCCGGCGGCGAAAACGATCATCTGCTTGGCACTCGACCAACCCTTAATTCAAAGCCTACTGCCAATGGCGGCAGTATTGAAGCCGGCCTTTCGTTTCGGGAGCGAATGGCGGGTTCTGCACAAAATCCCGATTTAGAGGATTAACCAAAATGTCAGCAAAACTGGATCTTAACCAGCCACACGAAACAATTCGCGGCGACTCAATGGCTGCCTACTCGCAAAACGGTAAATTCTTCACAGGCGGTGGTGCTGAACTCACCCGTGAGCAGCGCTTTATGTCTATCGACGAATTCCAGAAGAAGTACCCGGATTTCTCGAACTCAGAAGGAAACATTGTCGAGAAAGAGTCTGAAGAAACTGAAAGCGGTATGCAGGGTTTGGATACAAACACCAGCGTCGCAACCAGCACGAAAGACGAGCCGGAAGAAACACGCGAATCACTTGGCGAGCGTCTGGAAGATTTGACAGCTCAGAAAGTGAAGAAGATCGTCGAAGAAACCAAAGGCATTAAACCTATTACTGGTCGTGGCGCGAAGAAGAAAAACATCGAACTGCTTTTGACCAATCGGTTTGGGCCGGCTTAAACATGAGGGCGCGGTATGAACTATTTGGCTTTATGTCAGGAGTTAGCTGAAGAACTAGGCGTTGGTGGTGCAGAAGCCGGCAGCGGCATCCCATCGGCGGTAGCTGGTCAAACCGCGCAGCTAGGCAATGTTGTTCGCTGGATCACTCAGGCGAACAACCATATCAACAATCAGTATCAGGATTGGAAGTTCCTTTGGACTGAATACTCTGAAACCATGACTGTTGGTAGTCGTATCCCACCGACCCACGGCACAGGCGATGGCAATACATCTGTCACTGTCAGGCGGTGGGATAAGACATCTTTCTGGCTCAACAAAAACACTGATGAAGCAATCCAGCTGATGTACGTCGAATGGAATGTGTTTCGCCGCCATTATGAAACTGGCGACCATTCAGAAAACAGTGTTCCTACCTACTTCACCATAAAACCAGACAACAGCCTGGTACTTGATGTGCCGTCAGAAGAAGCCTACACGATTACCGGTGAATTCTGGCGCAGACCAACGCTTCTTTCGTCTGATACCGATACCCCTGACATTCCAGAGGAATACCACAGGGCGATAGTGTGTGGCGCTGCGATCCTGTATGCCGGCAAGGAAGCGGCTCAAGGAATCCAGCAAAGCATGGCAGCTGAGTACAGTATGTTTATGAATCAACTCTCTGCCGACCAGACCTTCGGTAACGAGCAGGATACGTTGTCAGCTATTGACGATGATTTGCTTGTCGGAATCCCGGGTCATGTTGGCGGTGAGTACAATGGCTAATCTTGGCAACGTCATACTAAAAAAGAAGCCGGCAAAGGTATCTTTAGACCAAGATGCTTTCGCTTTAACTGGTGGCCTTAACCTGATCGAAAGTGAAATGACCATCCCGAATGGCGAATGCCTTTCGGCTATCAATTATGAAATGGGCATCAAAGGCGGCTACGAGCGTACAGCCGGTTACGTCAAATACGATGGTACGACAGAGGGCGACGCATACGCGCCTTACTGGATTATGCCGTGGAAAAGCAGCACCTCTATACCAAACCCCTACCCTGCAGCCGGCGATGTTATAGACGGTGCAGACAGTGGTGCTGATGGCACTCTGCTCGCTATTACACAGGCATTCGCTCCGGTTACATCAAACGAAATGCTTTATTCAGAGGCGTTGGCTACCTACTGGACTAAGGAACGATACGGAGATCTGGACGATACAACCAACAATGTCAGTTATCTGACCAGTTTAGGCGATACCGTCAACCTTACGGCTTTTCGTGACCCTACTGGCGGTACTTTGCATACCGCAAACGCATCTAACGGATTTAGCCTTCCAGAAACCACATTCACAGCTGAAGCCGGCGAAATATGGCAGTTCGATTTCTGGTTTGCTCTTGATGATCGTGATGCAGCTGACAGGCTTACCGCTGAAGGCATTGGCTTTGAGATAACAACTGTTGGCAGTGAGGTTACATGGAAAAGCCAAGACGATGCCAGTGCCGGCGACGGTCAGGTTAACGCGAAGGTTGTTGGCGGCATTGAACAGAGTTATTACGATGATGGAGTAACAGCTGTTTATAGCAGTGGTAATTGTGATGTTGCAGCCTCATACGATTCCTCTGATTCTCAGATTACAGATGTGTTGCCAGGTATCCATGTCACGATAACAATGCACGTTGATAGCGTGAGCGGATCTGGTCAGTTTGGATTCCTTATAAACGCCAAAGGATATAACTGGTCTACGTACTCTAACACGTGGTTTTCAACAATAAATGAGGAAATAGATAACGACAGCCATCACACTCTTATTGGCGCTATGCAGTTGAGTGAATACACCAATGGCACATACGTTTCACCACCAGAAAAAACTACTTATGACATGACCACATCAACATCGACCGGTGGTTATTATTACGGAAACTTGATATTCAAAGATTCTGGCGGCTTTAATCAAGGTGAGGTTCTGGAAATTGGTGGTGTCGATACCGGCATGACCAGCAACGGTAGTAACGTCAAAGAAGGCGAATCAGACCCAGATCTTCATGCCTCATACCTAGAGCTTGCCTCTGTAAACGCATTGAGTGGCATTGGTCAGGTTGGTGTTAACGATGGTAGCGGCCCGATTCGAGGTGTCTGGTTCTACAACGACGTTGTTTTTGCGTTCCGCGACAGCGGCAACGGCAGCAAGGGCATACTCTGGAAATCAAGCGGCGGCGGCTGGTCTGAAGTAACACCCAACACAGAAATCTATTTTGTTGCCGGCACAGGTACTGCACAAATAGCCCCATTGGTAGGCACAACCATTGAGGATGGCACTACCGGCGCTACAGCGACCATAGAGCGAGTAATAACCACCAGCGGTAGCTGGGGCGTGGACGCTGCCGGCTATTTCGTTGTCAGTAATATCACAGGCGGTGTTTTCTCTGTTGGTAATGACATCGAGGTAAGCGCGGTCAAGATTGCCGAAGTAGACCCGACAACCGCATCAGCAACCCCAACATTTCCAGCCGGCGGCGAGTACGAGTTCAGAAATTACAATTTCTCAGGTCATGCAGCCAGATATTCGTTCTACGGAGTTAACGGTGTTGGTAGGGCATTCGAGTATTGCGACGATGCTCAGAACGGCGACGAGGTAGTTTCATTCATCACAACAGGAATGACCAACGATACGCCAAACCATCTTGGCGTTCATTTGCTTCACCTGTTTTTAATGTTCCCGGGTGGCTCTGTTCAGCATTCTTCTCTTTCAGATCCGCTTCAGTTCCGCGTTGTTACCGGCGCTCAAGAGTATGCTGTTGGTAACGAAGGTACTGGCTTCCTTGAAGAAGTGGGTAAGCTGCTGTTTATATTTACCCGCAACCAAACCTACGTGCTTAACGGGGATTCAGCTGCCAATTTTGACCTTGAGATATACAACCCTAAAGCCGGCGCACACCCTAACTCTATAGGACGTATAGGCGTAGGCGTTTTCTTCGATGATCGTGGCTTTACTACCATGCAGTCAACAGACAAGTATGGTGACTATCTGGACAACTCAATTAGCCAGAAGATACAGCCGGTTATTAACGAAATAATCGACGGTGAAATATCTGCGGTTGGTTCAATGACCCTTCGCCGCAAGAATCTGTATCGCTGTTTCTTTGACGATGGAACAATTATTTCTATCGGTTGGAGAGACAAAAAAATATCCGGCATCATGCGGCTCGAATACAAAAAAAATGTTGTTTGTGTTTGCTGCGAAGAAGGTGTTACTGGTCGCGAGCGTATGTTCTTTGGATCAGATGATGGCTGGATATACGAAGGTCAGGTAGGTAACAGCTTCGACAGCGAAGACATTGATTACCATGTCCGTCTGGCGTTTGCCCACACCAAAAACCCTATGATGTGGAAGAAATACAAACAGGCCAGACTCGACGCTCACATCGGCTCTACCGTGACGCTTGATGTACTTTGGAATTACAACTTGAATGACCCCGATTATTCCAAGAGCCTTGCCAAATCAGTTCCATCAGGCACTGGTGGCGGCACATGGGATTCTTTTACATGGGATTCGTTTACATGGGATAAACCGATGTTCGGTTTGTATCCTCTTAAAATGGAAGGTGAGGGTGTTAACTTCGCGGCTTTGTTTAGTGGCTCAACAAGCAGCGACCCAGCGCATACGCTGCGCGGATTGACCGCCATCTTCGAGAAACGCCACATCGACAGGAGAACTTAAATGGCTAGCAACTTATTTACGGACAGCGGCGAGCCGGCATCAGGTTCTGCTGGTGCTTCGCAGAAAATACGGACACAGTTTGCCGGCATAGAAGCTGGTTTAGACAAATTGGCAAAGTATTACATTCCTTGCCACTTTGAAGACCTAAACACAGCAAAAAGCCAATGGGTTGTTGCCCCGATTGCTGGCGAAATAACCGGCGTTCACGTTGTCAATGATCTACTGAATAACACAGCAGCAACAGCAATCACCCTTGAGTTAGCTGGTGTTGCAGTGACGCTTGATTCTGCCTGTGAAGTAGGAGCAACAGATGTTGCCGGCACGGTAAACAGCGCGGTAGCGTCTGCGGCCAACACCGTAGCGGCACTAGCACCTATCGAAGTGATAACAGATGGCGCTGGCGGTGCTTCCGGTATGTCCGGTCAGGTTCTGGTTGAGGTCACGATAGCCTAATGACCACATGGGCTAAAACCTTTGTTTGTGATGGCGCTGTGAATGCAGACTTTCCTATCACTAAAGAGTTATCAGCCGATCACATTATGAAGACCCGGCATAACATCTACATCATGCCGAGCAGCAGGAGTTTTACTGCCGGTCAGATTCGGCTTCGCATACGCCCGATGCTTGAGGTAAGCGGCTGGGTTCTTCCAGATGAAGAACTAAAGCTGCTCGATCTGTCTGCCACACACTACGACGAAGGAACAGTGTTTCAGTTTTTCGGTGCTTTGGCTGCTGTAAGGATAGATTTAGAGTTAAACATGGCTATAGCAGAAGGAACGCCAAGCCTGTCTGTTCTGATTGAATCAAACAACTACCTGGCACAGCACATCACCAGAAGTTTAGACCCGACTTAATGATGGATGAAAGATTAAACAAGCCGTTTGTTTCTGTGTTGTTCGACCAGATTGATGATACTCCGGCAGATTACGCTGTTCGTCTTGAGCAGGAACACGCTGACAGAGCTAACCATTGGCTTTACTTTCTGCATGAACCTAGCGAGGGCGCTTCTGGTTCTGTGAGGGTTATGGGAAGGGCAACTGCCGGTCAAGGCCCGTTTTTTGCTATAAGTCCAGAGCTTAATTTATTTTCTTTTTCGGCATCGTTAGATTCTGAGGACGGTACTGCTCATTTTTTTACCGGAAGTTTTGAGGAAATTTACATCAAAGACCTTTCGTTATCAGGCTCAGACAAGATCACTATCGTTCTAGCGTCCAGTAATAACTACAGACCAAACAAAATGCTCGATTACGGTTTGGCTCTTTACACTTTGGCATAAACAAAGGAAATCAAATGTCTGAGCCTGAAATAAACGGTAAGAAGCACGGCGAGCATATCGAGGAACTGTACTCGACTACCAATGAGTTAAGCAACAAACTCACAAAGGTAGTCACCGAGTTTCAAGCCTTTGCCGGAACGACTGAACGTGCGATTGACCGCATGACTTCTGCCATATCCGAAGTGCAGAAAGGACAGACCCGGCTAAGTGAATCAGTTAGCAGCAGCAAGGGCATTAACAACTCTACTTTGATTGGGTGGACTGGTGTTTTTCTGACGTTTATCGTCATTATGATCGGCGGCTTTGCTGCCTACACGCAGCTTGTAGTGAAGCCTGTTGCGGAAATGGCAGTTGCCGAGCGAACCGACCGGAAAGAAGATACCGTAGCGGTTATTGCCATTGTCAACGAAACCGAAAAAGACCTTGAAGATTCTATTGATGATGAAGCGGGTACAAGAAATGCTGTAGATCAAAAATTATGGACATTGCTTCTTCAACAGCAGGAACAAATTGAAAAGATCCGACAAAACGACCGCGACGATCTGATTCGTGAAAACGAAAGACTGCACATCAATATCCGCGAGTTCATATTCAAGCAGGGTGAACATTGATTAACTCAGAACAGTTCAGAAAGCACGTTGTCAGGCCGGCGCTGAAAATGCTGTCGCCTCACATTCGTTATTCACCGGCAGCTGAAAACCTGATGATGGGTACTGCCGCACAGGAAAGCCGTTTGGAGTATCTGCACCAGCTTGGCAATGGCCCAGCTGTAGGCTTTTTTCAGATGGAGCCAGCCACCCACGACGATATTTGGGAACACTACTTGAAATACAAATCAGACACAGCAAGTGCGCTGATGAACATTGCCGGCACTGTCGGCAATCCGAAAGCAGATCTGATGCACGGCAACCTTTACTACGCGGCTGCTATGTGCAGGGTTCATTATTACCGGCAACCGGCTTCTATACCGAATGCAGACGATGTGACAGGTATGGCTGCGTACTGGAAGCAGTATTACAACACGCCTCTTGGCAAAGGCACTGAATCTGAATTCATCCACAACTACGAGCTTGTATCGTGATTGAACAAACCAAACAACGAGTAAAGGATTGGGGCGGTATAGCTGCAGCTGTTGCGGCGATCTGGCTGATCGTTGACAAGATCGAAGTGCCAGACACTATTGAGCCGGCTACTGTTGCCGAGGTTCATAACGGCGACTACGCCACCAAGCAGGAAGTGTTAAAGCAGATCGAGCCGCTACAGCAGTCAGCAAGAGCCGTTGAGCATGATCTTGTGTTGCGTAACATTCCGTGGGCTTTGGCAGAACACAAGAAGCACAAAGACAATAAGCCAAGCGAGTACAGCAAGTCAGAGATTCACGACTATCTGTGCGGCAATCAATTCAAGGGCATCGAGGGTGAATACCGTCGATACCAGCGCCTGACCGGTAACAAACACCGAACAGAGGGCAAGAAGTATGTCTGCAACTGACCAACCTAAAGACCTTTGGAAAAATCGCAGACGGTTTGCGTACACATCACTGGTGTTTATGATTGGCTACGCATTGTTAGGGCCGATCTGGATAAGTGATGCGTCATACGCTGTTGGTATGCCGGCGGTAGCAGTTTTTAGTACCGGCAACATCATCGTTTATATCGGTGCTGCAGCTTATGAACATACGCGGGGTGTTAAGTGAATATCTACGCAGTAATAGCCGGGATTCTTTTAGCTGCTGGTGTAGCTCTTTGGTATCAGAACGGCAAGATCGAAAACCTGTCAGGCGAGCTGGCGGTAGCAGATCAGGCGCTGGTTAATGCTACGGCTACATTAGGTGTTATCACCAATGACCGAGATCAAATTCTTGCAGCGTTTGAGCGGGAACAAGAACGAAGCAGTGTTATGGCAGAAGTAATGCTGCAATGGTTGAACAGTGCGCAAAAAGCCGCACAACAAATGAGAGAGAATAGTGAAGGTGCAAACAACCTTATGTCGGATGATGATTGGTGGTGCGCTTCTGAGCGTATTCCTGATATCGTCATTAACGGGATGCACATGGCGCAGCCGACCGAGTGAGCCGCAGATCGTCGAAGTTACGGACGTACAACGGGTTCAGATACCCGCCATACTTCTGCAACCATGTCCGATTACGGCTATGCCGGATAAAGGCGCAACTTGGGAAGACCTACCGCCGGTCATAGCAGAGAAGCACAGCCAGCAGCTATCCTGTAACAGACGCTTCGAGTGCATCCGGCTATGGCAGCGGGATGAAGAACAAAGCTGCTTTAAGGTCGAGTAGCTGTGAGACAGGCAGACAGCGAGTTTCAGCGCCGCACCCTTCCGCAGTCTCACCACCGACTATTACAAGATGCGCTGAAAAAATGGTATCGAAGCCCTGAGCTTGCTAAAGCTGTTAAAAAATGGGAATCGCGGTATTATATCCAGCATGAACAGAGGGTTATGCAATGCTATCAGCAGGAATCTCCAAAGCTAAACCATTGATTGAAAAGACCGCCGAAAAAGCCGGCCTGAATCAACCGTCTTCTGGTGGCGGTAATTCGCCGGCAGATGCTGTTGTAGCTCGCCATGCTGAGAACAAACAACCGGAACTTACCGGCGAAACCAGTACCGAAGCAAAGCCTGTTCTTTCTGTCTCTACACAATCATCCGGGCTGGGTTCCACTACAGGTAACTTCTTCGAGAATAACGGTATTGAATTGCCGTGGCAGAAATCAGCCAAAGAGTCTGAGGAAAACCAAAAAGCCACCCTAGAAGGTATTGGCGATGTTGGAAACTACGGCGGCGATAACCCTACACAGCCAGCACCGGTTCTTCCTACAGTAACAACCCCACAAACGGAACAAGCCACAGTGACCCCGCAGCCGCTGCCAGAGCCATCAGCCGGCGAAGAATGGGCGGAAGGTAATCCAGCTTACGACCAAGCCATGACCGAGTTGATCGACAATATGGCTAATGTGCCAGGTTTCGAGGGTTTCGATGGTAGCGAATCATCAATTCAAGATCTGCTGACACCAGTTCCAAAGCCTGTTGCTTACGAAGTACAAACCGCCATGCAAATGCTGCCGCAGTCTGTACGACAAAGCGACATGGCTCCGTACTATGAGCAGTCTATTGGTCGCGCAATGATGATGGCTGCATCACGCGGCGCTCAGAACATGACACTTGCTGGTCAGGCTGCATCGCTTGCGACAGCAGACCACTTGAAGACGCTAGACACAATGCGTGAGAACGGTTCTATCGCATACGGTCAGCAATACCTTGCATCTGTATCACAGCGCCAGAATTCATATTCCGAGGAAGTGCGGGCGATCTACAGCGCAGATGGTCTGAATGCCCAGCAGGAAGAAGCAGCAATCAAGATTGCAGCCGACAGGTATCGGGCTGACCTTGATCTTCTGGCTCACCAATACGAAAACTCGCCGTTGTGGGATGATACGTGGTGGCCCGGGCGCGCATCAGCGCCGAGCGGATATGGGTACGAAGGAACACCGATGGGTGGTGGTGGATAATGATTCTAAGAAAAGCAAAAGAAACCGACATCTGGCAGCTTTTTGAAATGCTGGCTAACGCCAAAGGTGTTAGCCCATACAAAGATATACCAGCAAAGAAAGCGGATATGGTGGCGACCATAAAATATGCTATCGCTAACAAACTGGCTTGCTGTTTGGTTGTTCAAGGCAAACACAAAATTGAAGGTATTGTTGTAGGGTCTGCAAACCCTCTGTGGTACAACGCCGCCAAAAAGAACGCGACCACAATTATTCTCACTGCCGATAACACCAAAGCACAGGCTTTGTTGACAGCGGGCTTTTTGGATTGGGCGTGGTCGCTTCCGTCAGTGTCGGAAGTAACCATAGGCACTGCACACGCCTATGCTTACGGAATGCACGATCAGGTGTTTGAGGAAGCCGGTCTACAGGAATGTGCTACGGCTTTCACGATGGTAAGACCAAAACAGGGTAAGAAATATGGGAATCGGTAATTTTGTCAAGCGCGCAGGAAAGAAGGTAGTCGGCACTGTTAAGCGGGCTGTAAAGAAGGTTGGTGATGTCTTTAAGCGCGTAATCAACAACATTCCTGCCATCGCGAAAATCGCGATCATGGTGGTGGCGGCTTACTTTACCTTCGGGGTGGCGCTCAGTTATTTCCCTGCTGCAAACGGTGTGCTGGCATCAATGCCGGGTTTCGGTGCTACCGCCAGCGGTAATGCCGGCATATTCAGCAGCTTCGCTCAGAATCTTGGTGTCGCCGGCAAGGGTATTACAGATACCGCGCTCGCAGGAACACAAGCAGCTGCTAGTGCTGGCGCTCAGGTGGCCGCAACCGGTGCAGAAAAGGCGCTTGAAGTTGGTGCAACATCTTCAGCACAAGGCACTGTTGGTGTTGGTGGTGAGCTTGGTAAACAAGTTGGTGGTCAGCTGGCGAAGAACGCCGGTCAGGAAGTTGTCAAAGCAACCACCAATCAGGTTGTTAAAGAAGTTGGCAGCAAGGGTGTTATGGAAGCTGTTAAAAGCGCCGGTCAGAAAGTAGCCGGCAGCTGGGGCAATCTCGACACCACAAGCAAATGGATTGCCGCTTCAACGGGCCTTCAGGTTGCCAGCTCCATGATGGCGAAGTCGCCAGACCCTTATTCACGCGGTACGTTTTATGGCGCGAACAAGAAAGGGCCGGTCGAAGGTTTCACGGATCACTCGAAGGTTAGTCACGAAGGCGGTAGTCCTTATGGTGGCGACCCTATGCCAGCACTGCCACCGACTATGGTCGACAATGGTGTTCAGAAGATGGCGAAACCAGAGGTGAATAAGTTTGGATAATCAGCCACAAGAACTATTGCCAGCGCCATCCGGCAAGTCGCCGGATGATCTTCGCCCGACAGGTTTAGCCCCTGGCGAACAGCCAGTTGCGGAAGGCGAAGTAACACCTGAGCAGCAGGAAGTTTACAACCAGCTGGTGTATCAGTTTGCCAAATACGTTGAAGGCTCTGGTGCAGATCAGGTGCTTCAGTATTTGAATAACCCTGACAATCCTGTGTATGTGAATATCGCCAAAGCTCAGTACAACATTGGTGAGCAGATCATCAATAGCGCCGCACAAGCCGGTGCAAACATCGAGGGTGATGAAATCTTCCATGCCGGTGCTGAACAGACAGAAATCCTGATGGATATGGCTGCTGATGCCGGCATCTTGCCGTTTGAAAAAGACAGCGAGGAATATCAAGAGCAGCTGAAGTTAGCGTTTACCGAATCCCGCAAGATGATGGGCGAAGATATGCTCAACGGTCAGGACGGTGAGCAGCACATGATGGAAGCCGAAGATATGGCGGCTGTTCACATCAGCAACGAGGCTCAGGCTGGTCAAGTTCCAGATGGCTTCGAGAAATCAATGCAGGGTATTGGTATGAACCCGAATCTGAACACAACTTCAAAACTAGAAAAAAAACAGCGCCCTGCTAATATGCAAGCAGCGATTGAACAGGCGGTGAAAAGTGGCTAGAGATCCGAACAGGTGGTCTGATGCGTTAGGCGCGCTGGCTGATGGCGGCAGCAAAATGGTTGCGCAATCAATGCGTAGCGATGAAAGCGAGAGGGATCGCCAGTGGCGTGAGCGTCAGGCTGATCTGGAAAACACCCGCGCTGAAAACCGTATGCGGCTCAAGGCTACTCTTGATGCTGATGCGTTGCTTGCGGCTGAAGACCGTAAAAACGCAGAGTGGGAACGCCGGTTCGCAAAAGAACAGGCGGAGGCAGACCGCCGGCTGGATAAGCAGCTTGCAATCGAAGACAAGAGGTTGGCTCGCAGTGACTCGAAAGAAGACAACGACATCATGTTTAGGGCCGAACAAGCCACAAACAAGATGCTTGCCGATGTTCGTAGTAAATACGACGAGCTGCTAGAGCCTACGCCGCAACAGACAGCATCATTCAAATCAGATTACTCTCGAATCGCGTTGGCTCTGTATCGTCGTGGTGTTCGTGAAGGCTGGTCTGGATACGACAACACAGCCGAAGGTGCTGCCACAATCCTGCAACCATATTCATTCGGTGAGCCGAAGTTCTTGAACGCTATGGTTGCTGAAGCTGGCATTTTGACCGGGCTGACACCGCCGCCACAAATGGGTGGTAAGAAAGGTGGCGGTAAGAAAGGTGGCGGTCAGGAAACCAAAGAAGAACATCTGGCTTCCGGTAAAGAATGGAAAACCATTCTCGATCAGGAGCAGGAAACCGGCAAGCCATATATGACTGATGCTGGTGAAGAACCAGCACCGGTTCTGTCGACCACAAAACAGCCGAATGTTTCAGAACCAGGTATCGACCCTTCACAATCTGCAGCACAGGAAGTAATGCCAGCAGAAGAAGGCAGAACTATTGGAAACTCGCCTATTGGAATGATTGGCGGCGCGTTAATGGATAACGTGCTTCAGCCGATGCGAGACTACAGGCAAAAAAATCTCGACGCTGGAAGACAGCGCCTTGCAGACAAAGAAAAGAACGCACTAGGTGCGCGTCTTTCAAAAGCTGCGGATTCTTTATTCGGGCTGGAAGACACTCCCGAAAAACAACGGTGGATACAGGAACAGAGCCAAATCGGTGTTGCTAAACCTAGCGCATCCGGCGTGGCACAACCAGCAATACCCTGAGAAGGGAACAATAAGGAAGTGCTATGGCATCGCCATTAGACGATTATTTGAAACAGCAGTATGGCGGCGAAGGTGCGCCGGCTAAAACAGAATCTGCTGGACAACAAATATCAGGCGGCTCCCCGCTCGATGATTATTTAAGCAGCACTTACAGTTCCCAAATATCCTCACAATCAGACGATCCTGATATTGGTGCTTCCGACTACGGAAGGGCTGTCATGGGTGGCTTCGCTCAGATTGGCGAAGGCATGGGCTGGCTCATGCGTATGGGTGGTATGGAAGACGCTGGCTCTGCGTTGGAAGATGCCGCTTCGAGTGCCGTTGACCATTGGTACAGCGGTATGTCTGCAGATGCCCTGCACGAAATCAGCCGAGATTGGACTAAGGTAAACCCTGACGGTTCGTGGGAGATCGACGATTGGAGCTTGCATAAGGTCGGGCTTGCCGGCGCAAGTTCGATACCTGGCACTATGCTTGGTATGGGTGCTGGTGGTGCAGTCACCAAAGGTCTGCAGTTATTTGCTAACCCATTCGGCAGAGCGACCCTTGATGCAGCTGTTAAGGCTGGTTCAAAAGCCGGCGCATCAGCAGCTACGGTAGCCAAAGGCGCTGCAGCTGCTAAGAAGCTGCGGATCGTCGACGGTATGCTTGGTGGTGTCGGTTTCGGTATTGGTGAGGGTGCTGTCGAAGGCACAGCCGCCGGTGCTGAAGTCTACAGACAGGTCATGGAATCAGACCCCGAAGATCTGTGGGCTAACCCGCGCTTCCAAGAAATCTTTCAGTCAGCCCCCGAACTGTCACCGATGGAGCGCGTACAGTACGCCTCACACACACTAGCTAACGAGCTTTCAAAGAGTGCTGCCAGCAAGGTTACTGGTGTGTCGGCCCTGCTTGGCGCTCCGCTTGGCTCTGTGTTGGGTAAGGTGCTTGGTGGTTCTGGCGTATGGGCTTCAAACCGCCTTCGCGGTGCTGGCGCTGGTTTTCTCTCTGAAGCAGTACAGGAAGCCGGTCAGTCCGGTTCTTCCCGGGCAATCCAGAACGTCACCATGCAGGGGATCGACCTCGATCTGGATACATGGGATGGTGTTGTCGACGAAATGGTTGGCGGCGCTATTGCCGGCGGTGCTATGGGTGTCGGCTTCGGCACATTCGATGTCAACGTATCCGAGCGTGAAGCCTCGTATAAGTCGAATAAGGTCGCAGAAGCAGCCCTAGCAAGGAAGTTTAAGGAAGTTACCCGCGTTTTCGCTAATCAGGGGCTGGATATAGCGCCAGTTGCTGATGTGATGAACAGGGCATCAGATCCAAAGGATACGGATACAACCGCAGCTAAAGCCCTGACAGAGCTGACACAGCTCGCCACGCGGGCTATGAGCAACCCTGAGACATTCCAGCCGGCTAACCAGCCGGCTAACCAGCCGGAAGCCGAGGCAGCGCCAGAATCAGCCCCTGAGAGCGAAACTCAGCCCGAGCCTGATGATGATATCCCCATGACCCCGCAGCCTGATACAGCGCCACAGGTGGACACAGGGAACACGGTACAGCCGCCAGACACCGAACCTGAGCCTGATAGCCAGCCAGACGGTGATACGGTCACTCTGCCCGATACAGCGCCCACAGGGGCAGCACCGGACACTTCCGGCGGCTATGACTATGTGACGAGCTTCCCATCGCCTGACGAAAGCCTTAAATCCGATTACACGGCGGCTGGCGGCGAATGGCCCGACAGCCAGCAGAAGAATGAAATCTTCCATCAGTCGGTCATGTCAAACGTGCTATCGAGCAGAACGAAGATCGAGCAGCTTGAGTCTGCCGTAGCTTCTGGCTTCGACCCGAAAACAGGCAAAGAACCAACCAGTGAAGCCGGCAGGAAGCGGCTGGCTGCTGCACAGAAAGAGGTCAAAAAAGAAGCTGACTTTATTGAAGGTGAGTTCCAAACATATCTCACTGCATACGGAGCTAAAGCAACCAGCAGTCTTCGTCGCTACATCGACTACAGTCGTTTGCCGGAAGCAGCCCGGTCAGAACAAGAATCTTTGGATAAAGACCTTGCGAGCATAGAAGCGCAGGGTACAGATTTCACCGGCTTTATGGGTGACGTAGTAAACCCGAAAGTAAAACAAGGTGTTGTTTCTCTCAATAAAGCTGGAATCAAAACTTCCATGTCTGGCGATATGTATAACGCCGGATTGATTTACCTTGATGTTGAGTCAGATGTGACAGGCGAGCTGCCGGAAGGATGGGTTAAAACCGGTCGCCATATTGAGCAAACAAAAGCAGATGTATTGGGGGGCGATACAAAGAAAGCGAAAATGTCGCCAGGTACTCGCATTGCTCGCAAAGACACCGGCCCGATAACTAAAGCTGAAGCTGATGCTTTGGTTGCGGCATTCACCCCATCTGAAGACAACAAGACCGAAGCCGCGCCGAAACCGAAAGCCAAGCCTAAAGCCAAGCCTAAAGCAAAAACGAAGGCTGATAACAGCGTACCTAAGCTAGAACCGAATGATGTTAAGAAGCTCGACAAGACTCACGATGCTGTGAAGCTGTCTACGGGCAAGATAAACAAGCCGGTCGAGGTTGGTGGTCGCTTGTTTACGGCGGCTGGTATTACACATCAGGGCGAGAGAGGCCCGAAACAAATTCGCTATGTGGAGCTTGTTCCGCAGGAAGATTATGAAGGCGAAACAATTGATGTAGGTCAGCAAATAGAGCAGTACGACAAAGGTCGCCAGCGTGGTGATTGGACAGGCACTAGGGTTCAGCACGGTAAGAAGAAATATGTGGTCGCTCGCAACTACGAGTGGAATCGCGATGGTGGTTGGGGAACTTCAAAAGAAATTTTCGCACCGGAAACCAAAGCCCCTACTGAACAGACTGTTGACGAGTTTAAAGTAGAGGTCGCTAATGCAGTAGTTGATGCAATGCGCCCGTACTACAGTGAAGAAGACACTGACGGTAACTCATGGCTTCGCCGGCTAAAGAAACACAATGACTTCAAAGCCAATAAGAAGAACAAAAAAGAAGCCGGCACTTTCAGTAATGATGATATCGCCTTCGTGATTCATTCGGATCAGGCTGAAGGCGTTATCATTGTCACTCGTTACAACAAAGTGCTTCGCAAGAACGCGCAGATACAGGTTAGCGCGCAGTGGGTTCTTGAACAGCTTGCAGGAAACACAGACACAGACTTTCAGATGTTTGTTACCTACAAGCGCGGCAACATGGCGCTAAATAAGACCTATGACGTAGAAGCTGGTATTCCAGATATCCAACCGTACTTGGATCAACTGCCAGAGTATGAGCAGTATTCAGATAGACCACACGCTGAAATGTTTCACGGCAAGCTGGAAACCGTAAAGGTTATGAACATTGATGGCACGATGGTTGCTATTCGCCGTGTTATTGAACACCAAGATGAAATTCGTAGTGTCCACTATACAGAGTTGACACCAATTGAAGATTGGAACGCAGAAACCATCACTGATATCGAAGGATTCGGTGAAACCAGCAACACCAAGAAAGGCGCTCGTCGCCCGTGGGATTACAGCGGCAGGGTAATTGATGTCGATGGCAAGCAGTACGTTGCTGGCGACAACTTTGAATACAGCAATTATGACGCTAATGATACTGGCGGCATTAAGCGTGAACCCGGCAAGATTCAGAATGTGGAAAAAGGCTCTGTTAATGCAGCCGCTGCAGCCTCTCCATTCAACCCCGAGAACGACAAGCCAGAGCCTACAACGTCACAACAGAACGCCGGCACTGAAGGTAACTTTGAGCAGCCCGCAATCGAGTGGGAAGCAGCCGGCTTAACATTGCGTATGCAGTACCCGAAAGGGAGTGAGAGATACGGTAAAACCCTAAAGGCTCATTACGGAAACATCGAAGGCACTAAGGGCCATGATCGCATGAAGATTGATGTGATTATAGGCGATGCTCTTGAAACGTCTGACAAGGTTTGGTTTGTAGACCAGCTTGACGATGGTGGAATGACTTACGTTCAGACTAAAGTTCTAGTCGGGTTTAACCGTAAGGCAGCAGCAATGAGCGCCTACAAAGCCATGTACCCGAGTGGTGAAAACATATCTTATCAAGGAAAAATATCAGAGCTTAAAGATTGGATAGACAGTGGGCAAGAGTCGCAAATGACAGCCCCACGTGGAATTTTTTCTGGTGTTAACAATTTTGGCTCTGACTCTACTTCAGAAGAAATGAAGGCTGGCATAGGCAGCAACCAGCAGACTCTTTTTGGCTCAAGAAAGGTTAGTACCAGGTGGGAGATATGGGATCTTCGCGACCTTGTAGCAAGCAACCTGATATCAGGCAAGAAGAACAAAAACTATCCAGAGGAAATGCAGCCACGTGACCGCAGCCGTGACGCTACACAACAATGGATAAACGAAACAAAATCGAAGTTCCAGCCAGAGCGAGTCGGTTTTACTACAACAGCCGAAGATGGCGCTCCCGTGATAACCAAAGACGGTGTTGTTGTTTCCGGCAACGGTCGTGTGATGTTGTTCAAATCATCTTTCGGTAAAGACGAGAACGAATCTACCGAAGCGCTGCAAAAGGAGTATCACGATTACATAATTAAAAACGAGAGCCAGTTCGGTTTTAATTTTGGCGAGGACAAGAAAGACAGTGTTTATGGATTCTCTGTTCTTGTTCGCGTCATTCAAGAAGAAATGTCTGATGCCGAACTTGCAGATCTTGGCAAGGAAGGTAACGTCAGTGCGCAAGCAGCATTCTCGCCATCAGAACAGGCAGCAAAAGATGTTGTAAGCGAAAAGATGATCGGGATGCTAAACCCCGATGATAAGGGCAACCTGTTAGCAGCCAGCAATATGCCGTTCATGGTTGAGTTTATGAACGAGAATATACCGGTGGCCGAGCGCGCAGCGTTTATGACCGAAGACGGTCGCCCGACCAAGCAGCTTGCAGATCGAGTGCAACAGGCTGTGTTCTGGACTGCATACCGAAACGAGCGAATCCTTAGCCTGATGGCTGAAGAAGCTGACCCGGGCATTAAGAACATCATTGCCGCGCTCAACAAAGCAGCCCCGAATTTTGCGCGGGCGCAGTCTGCAGCTAATGGCAAGCTGGGCGATCTGGATGCCGTTACGCCGTTGACTGACGCTATCGAGGCAATACGTTCAGCGAAGGGCGCTGGTCTTACTGTCGAAGAATTCCTGGCACAGCGTGATGCCTTCACCGAGATCGACCCGACAGCTGACAGATTCGCACGATTCCTTGATGCCAATATGCGTAGCGGTCAGCGCATGGGTTCAGCCCTGTCGCATCTGGCAGAGCGTATCAACAACGAGATAAGCAAGGGCAGCACCGAAGATATCTTTGGTTCTGAGCCGGCAAGCCTCGATGATCTGCTTTCTGCCACCAACGATTACATGAAGGAACAGTGGGGCGACGCGCCTAAAGGCAAGCAGAACCAGTTGTTCAGCAAGCGACCCGTGTCGCGGGTATCACTTGCCGAGGGGGATATCGTAAGCCGTATATGGTATGTCGATTCTCTAATGCACCCTGTCGGGCCTGATGGTCAGTTCCAACAGGTAAACGGTAATACGTTCCTTTATTCATCGCCTGACGAAATATCGAAGGTTGGTGGCGAAGTTTATGCCATCGACATCAGCAATCTAAACCTTTCACAGTTCACGGTATCGCCGGCTAAAACGAAAGCGGCTTATCCGGCGAAGATCCGGCGTGACCACATTCTGTCAAAGACAGAGGTCTATGCGATTCTGAATAAACCGGAAACAAAACCACAGCCAGTGCCATCAGCACCGCCGGCGGCTAAGAAGCCAACAATCATTAAGCCGGAAAAAGGAACACCGGCGACCCTGTATCAGCAGCCAGTTGGTAACGCTGTTCAGTCGATGATTAAGTATCCGCACGAAACAGTGGACACCGCGCAACAGGCTGCAGACATCTTTCATGCCGTTATCGGTCAGAAGTCGCACGAAGTGTTGCTTGGATTGATTACAGATAAAAACAACAAGCCGTTGTTTGTTGTTCGCCTTTCTGTTGGTGGCATATCTGCTACCACCATGTATTCGGAAGTTTTCTTTCCGGCAGTAATGAGTGATCCAAATGGCGTGAATTTCTGGATGGCACACAATCATCCGGGCGGCATTACAACTCAGAGTGACAGCGACAGAAAGCTCGCAAGATCTATAAACCTTTCTCTAACACAGACAGGTCTTAACTTTAAAGGCAGTATTGTTGTTGCTCGCGGCTCGAAGTACACATTCTTTCATCCTGGCTCCGGTGTTGACCAGAGCAAGAGGGAAGTCGAAAGGCCGCAGGAAACCGGTAACGAAGAAACAATTCCGCTGATTGAACGTCGCTTTGTTGGCGAGGTTGAAGAAGTACCGCCGGCAAAGATTAACAGTGCAGAAGATATAGAAGCGTGGGTTCAAGAAAACCTAGATGGTCAGGAAGGAATTCTGATGCTCAACCAAAGAGCCATGATTACCGGCTTCCTGCCATACGACCTTGATGAAGCTGGTCTTTTGCGTAGAGGTGATATGGAAACTGGTGCGCCATTGATTATGCGTGAGCTTGGTAAGGCTGGCGCAAACCGAATTGTGCTTGTCTCAAACAGGGAGAATTACAGAACCTTAAACGGGGTTGCAGACAACATAAAGCGACTATTAAACCGCCTTGATATGCAATTCACTGATTGGATAAACAACGGTAAAACTGTTCGACGCACCGGAGGTAGAGGTGCGCTTCCAGACACTCGCGCTCACAAATTCTTGTCTGCCGGCACAGAACAGGTAGAGGAAGGTCTGACTGTAGAACAGGTTGATATGTTCCTGTCGCCATTCAAGTCACAGTTCGGTGGTGTTGTAGACATCGAGGTTGTGCAGTCGAACTCAGATCTACCGTTTGACGTAGAACCAAGTGACATTATTGAGGGCGTGTACCTTGAGGGAACGAACAAGGTTTATATGGTAGCCGACAATCTGCGTAATGCAGATGATGTTGCCCGCGTAGCCTCTCACGAAATCATTGGTCACTACGGTCTGGAAAAACTTCCAGAGTTCAATGATGTGCTGGGAGCTGTTAAGAGTATGGCTCGCTCAGGAAACAAGCGTGTAGCTGATGCGTGGAAAGAAGCAGAGCTGCGCAACCCGAATGAAAACAATGATGTTTTAGCCAAAGAAACACTGGCGATCCTAACTGAGCGTGGCAATAACAATATAGGAATACTTGCCCGCGCACGGGTAGCAATGCGTCAGGCGCTTCGCCGTATCGGATTCAATCAAGAAATCACAGAAGAAGAAGTTGACGCGTTGATTATCCGGGCGGCTCGCGATCTCACGAAAGCGAACATGGATTACCAGCAAACCATCATGTCTGCCAGCCAGACCGCCACACTCGAAAACCCTGATGCCTTCCGCGACGAAATATCAAAAGCAATGGAAGAAATCTACGAGGAATACGGGCCATCGACTGATGCCGAGCGAATCAATCCTGTATTCAGCAAGGGTAATGTGGTGGAAATGTCTATGCCAGCACTCAGCCAGACAGACCGGCTGTTCTTGGAAGGCGCAAAGAATCCGGCAGCAATGCTTGAGTTGCAGAAGTTTATCGAAGATCCGATGGACACAGACGCGCTCGATTCTTTTATCTTTGAGACAATCAAAGCAGCCCGGTTTATTGATGCCGATGCCCAGCAGGGCGACATCGAGATCTATCCTGACCGCGATTACATCGAGAATGAGCGTGAGGCAGATATAGCAGACACCATTGACTTGATATCACTGGCAATGGAAGACATTGTGCTTGGTCGCTTTGTTCGCAACCAGACGAAGTACAAGAGTGCTGACGAAGCCCTGATTGACCTTTCTCGCCGCATGACCACCCCAGCCGGCAGACCGTTCAAGCCACGCTTCAGCAAGCGGTATGAAGATCGTCACGAACCTGTCGGTCAGCACATCGACCGCTTCCTGAGTATGCTCACTCCGCACAATAGCTTCTTGGGGCTAATCGAATTGAAATCGTTCCTTAAAACTCCATCTGGTGCAAACCGTGAGGCGTTGTTGGAACAGGTACGCAAAGACCTGATTTTTCAGTACACCAGTAAGTACCAGCCGAAGTACAAAAAGCACAACCCGAGAAACATCGACGGTCTTAACAAAGCGATGATTCTTATTGATGATGCCTTCGATACGGTGGCATCTAATCTGAAAATCGGAACGGTAAAAGAGTTCCGAGATATCACAAAGGCTTTCATCAACAAGAAGTACGGCAACACCAGAAATATGTACAGCAAGCGAGCTACTGGTGGCGATCGCATGGAAGCACTGACAGGTAAGTACCTGGCTAAACCGCAGGAAGATTACACACTGCGCGACCGTATGCGTATTTGGTTCCGCAACATGACCAATTGGGATTGGCGGGCGATCCGACAGAACATCATTGATAACGCCGAGTCACTGCGGGCGCTAGAAGTCGATACCTTTGGTCAGACCCTAGATGCTGCTTACTCGCCATACAAAGCTGTGCTGGCTACCAGAAACATTCGGTCGGTAATGACCTATGTGATGATAGGCGGCATTCCTCAGTTGAAAGACGGTTCTTTCCAGCCGAAAGCAGGGCGCAAGGGCATCATTGAAATCTTCCGGCCTCTCACCGATCACAAGGATGGCAACCTGTTGCACTTATGGGAGCTGTACGCAGCTGCCAAACGTGCGAAGCAGTTGATGAACGAGAAGAATAAAGACGGTACTGAGCGTGAAAAACTGTTTGACCCGGAAGACATCGAAGAAATTCTGGAACTGAAGGATAAGTACCTCGATGAAAACGGCGAATCAATCTTCGAGAAAGTCCACAAGGATTGGATGAAGATGAACAGCGAAGCCCTCGATCTGCTAGAGAAGTCTGGCGTACTGGATGCCGAGCTTCGCAAAACATTCATCAACAATATGTATGTGCCTTTCCATCGAGCTATGGAGTCAATCGAATTTGACGAATACAGCAAGGGTGAAGGCAGGAAGCCGCGTGGTATGCGCGGCGGTGTCTCGAATGTGAATTCCGGCATCATGCGCTTGAAGGGTTCTGAGCGCAAAGTCGGTCACGTCTTCGAGAACATGGTTATGAACATGACCTACATGATGGACGCGGCTTATCGCAACCATGCCATGCAGCGTGTTGCGCTGGCTTATGATGGCGGTGCATTAGAGAAGATCGACCTTGAAACAGAAGCGGTTCAGATATCGTTGCAGCAGATGGCTTCTGCGCTACGCAAGGCGGGCCTCATTGTTGGTAACACGCCAGCGCCCGGGCAAGTCGATACCTTCGGTATGCAAGTAGTCCAGCGCATGACTCCCGAGCAGCGCGACCAGTGGCTGAAGGTGTTCCGCAAGGTCGCGCCAGCCGGCGACAACATTGTGACGGTGCTTCAGAACGGTCAGCGGGTTTACTACCGCGTTCACGATCCGCTACTGCTTCGCACTCTGCAGGGTGTTGGTACTCAGCGGTTCGACAACATTATGGGGCTGTTCGGCGGTTCTAAACGGTTGCTGACCACAATGGTTACAACTGACCCTGCATTTATGATGGCTAACTTCGTCCGTGACACACTGGCTGCGTGGGTACAGTCTGACGTTGGTATGAAGCCATTTGTCGATTCAGTCAAAGGCATGAAGTCAGCTTGGAACGAAGATGAAGATATGCTGACCCTTATGGCGGCTGGTGCTGGTGGCGGTGGCTTCTATGACACCAACTCAGATGATGTTCGTAAGCTGATCGCCAAGAAAGTGCCTCGCGGTCACGTTGACAGCTTTATGAATTCGATTGTTTCACCGTCCGGTATGTGGCGGTTCTGGCGGCGCGTTGGTAATGCTTCAGAGCAAGCCAACCGTGTTGCTGTTTATAAGCGTGTGCGCGGTGCTGGCGGTTCGGTAGCGGAAGCGGCTTATCAGGCGCGTGATGTGTTGAACTTCACGATGGTCGGTGACAACCCGACAGTCATGGCTCTGGTCGCTACCGTTCCGTTTTTTAATGCCAGGTTGCAGGGTTTGTATCGCCTGTCTCGCGGCGCGATGGATAACCCGAAGGCATTCGCCACCAAAGGCTTCATTCTGGCTGCTATGTCACTGGCTCTGCTGTACCGGAATTGGGATAACGACGATTACGAACGGCTTCCAGAGTGGGATAAAGACCTGTACTGGCACATCTGGATCGGTCGCGATATGGCTAATGACAACAAGGGTGAACACTTCCGTATCCCGAAACCGTTTGAAGTGGGCGCTATGTTTGCCACAGTGCCTGAGCGTATCTGGCGCAAGACTGCCGGCAGGGATGATTTGAACCTGATGAAAGAGCGTGGGCTTTCGATGATGTTTGAAACCTTCGCCTTCAACCCTGTACCACAGCTGATTAAGCCTATATGGGAGCAGAAATCAAACCTCGATTTCTTTACGAACAGCCCGATTGTAGGCTTCAGTGAGCAGGGCCGGATACCAGAGGCTCAGTACAACCCGTGGACATCTGAGTTCATGCGTGAAATGGCAAAGGCTATGCCAGACAGCGCGCCGGCGTGGCTGCGCTCACCGCAGCGCCTAGAACACGCTTTGCGTGGTTACTTCGGTGCAACTGGTATGTATATCCTTGATGCGGCTGACTACATGACGCGGGGCGCATTCGGATACCCGGACAAAACCGCCAAAGACATTCGTGACTACCCTGTTGTGAAACGGTTCTGGCGCAACCCGAACCCGCGTTACACCAAGTACGCTAACCAGATGTACGGAATGCTGGAAGAATCAAACGACATCTATCGCACGATCAATGCTTATAAGAAGCAGGGGCTTGGTAAAGAAGCCAAAGCACTATACAAAGATAAAGTCGGTGTGCTGGCTGCGCGTAACAATCTGAACAAGATGCTGAAGGAAATCCGCAAGGTCAATGACCGGATACGCCAAATCGAGTACAACAATGTGATGAATTCAGACGAAAAAAAGGCGGCCATAGACCGCCTTCAGAGTCGCAAGAACAAGGTCATGTCGAGAGTGGAAGCCTTCGCACACCTGTTCTAACGTAACACGCCATTCTTAGTCGTGGCGCTGCCCACATAGTCTGGACTATAACCCAAATGTGGATATAGTCAATTATTGTACTTTTCGTGGTACTTGCCGACTTCTTTCAGCACCCGCCTTGCGTAGTCTGAAACATTGGGGAAGTCTTTGTTTATAGGCACATTGTTCGTTGACACACCGCTCCCGATGGTGTGTAAAGCAATCCAATAATACTTGTTGCAAGTGCGGTATCGCTCGATTGTTTTTGACATTTTCTTGTTTTGAAAATAAATAATGCAGTACATGACGCATATAAAAATGTCGAAAATTACATCTATTCCGTTCATTCGTATTCTCCGCAGCCACGCGCCAACCGGCTTTCACCCCTGTTGGCAATGTACTTATCAAAACTCACCCAGCCTTTAGGACATTGGAAACCCCAGGTTCTTTTCTTTCGGCCCGTGATAAACAAAGTCCACACCGGTTGGTCTATCTGAATCCAGTGAAGACCTTCTGCTGGTCGATAGGTGATATCTCCCTGCATACGGACAAACTTACCGGTCGGTGTGTTCTCGATATACCAGCCATGAAGAATCCATGACACAGACCACCACGGGTGATCGTGAGGCACTGGCGCATCGCTACCAAAGAACCGATGAAAATAGATATTGAACCACCGGTTGCGAGGGATAACATACCAGCGTTCCATGTAGTCTTCGTCGATAAGAATATCAGCCGGTCGGTTACAAATCCTGTCGTTCAACAGGTTGAGAACCTTCGGTGATAGCCATGTTTTTAATTTTTGGAACATTCTTTTTCCTTTGCCTCACAATTACCAGCATTAAAAGAATTACCCTTAGTGGGATGCTCGTATACTTTATAAGTCATTCCTTTCCTGTAACGAACACCACAGCGGCATACCATATAACCGTTACGATAAATCCATTTGTGTCTACGGTTAACGCTCATTAGAACGGAATATCATCGTCGATTTCAGCGCTTGCTCTTACCACCGCCGGCTTTGCATCGCCTGACTTGGCAGCAGCATAGTCGCCACCCTGACCCTGATTGTCGCCCCTGCTATCGAGCATACGCATTTCACGGGCATTGATTTCTGTGGTGTAGAAGTCAACCTCAGTACCTTCAATGGTTTTCTGGTACTTGCGGGTTTCGTTCTTACCTTCGACATACACCTTGCTGCCTTTCTTCAGATAAGCAGCACAGATTTCAGCCAGCTTTCCGAATGCTTTGACGCGATGCCATTCGGTTTTTTCGACCTTTTCCCCGGTCTTTTTATCTTTCCAGTTTTCGCTGGTAGCAACATTGAAATTAACAACTGTGCCGCCATCATCGAATGTGTGAACTTCTGGATCAGCACCTAAGTTGCCGATAAGAATTACTTTATTAACGCCGCCAGCCATATCTATACTCCTATGGGTTTCCAGCACTTAGAACAAGACGGTAACGGTGTACCATCCACGATTTTCAGAGGCCCGATGGTGTCGCACTCATGATCAGATTCATCCCATTCGGGGTTTGACTGCCATGTAACAGCAGTAACCTTAGCCGGAGTTTGCGGCTCTACGATGTAATCTGCTTCAGACTCAGGGCCATCACCAGTGAGCGTGATTTCTTCTTCGGTTTCTTCGTATGGATCGTTGATACCGATAGCTTCCTGACGAGAGTTAAGAACGGCATGAGCTTCCAGATTCAAGCGCCACCCAGCAGCCAGCCGGCGGCCCACAAAGAACCGTTCAGCTTCGCCGTAGTCGCCTTCAAACGAACCAAGAAGTTTGCCGGAAGTTTTTTTACGTGCGTTTGGCTTGAACGACCGAACCTCATAAGTGAGCTTCACACCAGCCATTTTTAACAACAGTTTTTGAAACACATTCATATCTTTACCTCTTTTTTGGATGGCGGTAAGGGTTGCCACCTAAGCCAATCATTATCATTTGCCATTCTTCATTGTGTGGGTCTTTGCCCATTGTTCCGTACAAAGAACACATAATCAGATGCGCGTATTCGTGCGGGATTGTTGCTTCAACAGAAAAGTCCGGGTCAATTGCTGCGTAGTACGGGTTGATTCTGATGATCCACGGAACACAGTCAGCAAAGCCGCCGTAGTCTTTGGATATAGAAGCGTCGTACTCAACCAGCACAGTGCGGGCTTCAACTCCGTACATTTCATGCCCGCGCTGCTCAACCAGCCGAGCAGCTTCCACCAGACGAGAGCTGGTTTCCGCTGTCGGCCATTCTTCTGCATGAGCGACAAGTGCCAACAAGATTCCCGCTATAAGCTGGGAAAGTCTCATTTTTTAACTCTCGTATTGATGCCGCCTTTATCGAAGAAACGGATACCTGGCACATTTGCTTTGGCTTTCTGAGCCTTCGCCATCGTAGTAAGCACAGACTTCTGTACGCGCTTCTCAGGGTCAACCAGATATTCTTCCGGCACTTTGGTGATATCGTCGATTTCCCACGTCCAGTTTTCTTTGACCTTCACGGTAGCGCCAGCGACTCCCTGAACACCTTTTTCTACAGCCTGTGTGGTTGCCGGCTTACGGTTGCCGAGTTCTTCCAGCCGCTTTCTGGCTGCTTCTGCCTTCTCTTTGGGGGTTGGGCCTTCCGGTTCTGCCGGTTCTTCTGCCGGTGTTTCTTCGGTGGTGCTGGCATTTTCAGCGTCAGCCTTACGCTGTGCTTCAGCGGCTTCTTCTGCTTCGGCATCAGCAATAGCCTGTCGTGCTTCAGCTTCTTCGCGCTCGACTCGTTCACGTTCTTCGCGGGCTGCGGTTTCTGCGGCAAGACGCTTCCGTTCTTTTTCCTGCAAGTATGGGGTCAGCAAACCTTCGCTGTATTCGCCGGCATTACGAACCTGTTCAATCAGTTCGTTGAATTCGCCATTAACAACAGCTTGTATCTGTCGAGCCGGCAAAGTTCCTTCGAGCCGCAGCTTATCCAGAGAGTTAGCCAGATTGCGGCACTGAGCAACAAACTCACCGACCATAGCTGCATCTTCTTCGTTGGTCACTTCTTTCATGTTGGCGACCGACTCAATAAGAACGGCAGCACTTTCTTTAGCGTCGGGAGCTTTAGGCACTTGCTCCAAAGAAAAGAACACGGTTTCCGGCAACTGATTTTTGTTTACTTCTTCTACTACTTCGCTCATTTTTTAGCTCCAAACATTTCTTTCAGTGATGCAGCGTTTTGTGACTGCGGTTCAAATGATTCGCCGGCAAGATAGGTTTCAAGAAATTTAGTCACCTTGCTTAAAATCATGCTTTCGTATGTGTTGTCACGAATGACATACACTTCAAAATAACGGTACTTCTGTGCGTTTTCGCGTGGGTCAAAGCTGATAAACCAACTGCCGGGTGCATTCATAACCATGATCTGCCAGTAGACTTGCGGCAGATACTCACGCGGCACTGTCATACTGTTGCGGTACTTCTTATGAATGTCGGGGTCATACGGGCATTTGATTTCGAGCGGTGTTGGTCGCTTACCGATAGACTCAAGCGCCCTGTCTGGTGAAGCCCCACAGTTCTGATAAAAAACCGTTTCGGTTTTGTTGTGCCAGTTAACCCATTTCGGGTCGGTCATAACGTACTCAGGGTGGCGGTTCCAAAACTCAGCAGCTGCAAAGTCTTCGTTATTGACACCCCAATCGAGCGCCGGCACACCACTGGTTACACCCAGCGGTCGCGGCGTGACGTTTCCGGCTCGTTCTTTGCGCAGCTCGTTTGCTAACGTATTAAGTGCTGCGTAACCGCCGTACACAATAGTATTGATACGGCTGCTCGTTATCATGCCGAGCCTGACTTCAGCGTGTTGCTCAGGAGTTAGCATTTTGCGCGCCCTGATGCTTCTGGCGGTACACCATAAGGCGTTCCAGCAGAGCATTCTTGAACTCGTCCTTACGCTCTGCCGGCGCGTGTTCGATACTGTTGTAGCCCTCACCCTGCGCCTTCATGTTGATCCACGTAGAAGCGTCTTCCGGTGACAAGCCTTCAACGCCATCCATACCTTCTGTAAGGGCTGCATGAATGGTCAGCACATCTTCTTCTGACATCAGCAGTACCGGTTCGCCTTCTTCATCTACGGGCGTTACATCTTCGGGGTCTGCGTAGGTGTAGTTCGGATCAGCCGGGTCAAACATTTCCATGACAGCGGAAGCGTGAGCAAGGAAGCCTTCGGGGTCTTTGGGCCAGTATTTCTCAGCACGGCGAATGGTGGATTTGATGCACATTTCACCCTTCCATGCGCCTTTCCAAACCATGCCGGCAGTGCCTTTCTTTGGCTGTCCATTCGGCTTATGTGTTGCCGCCTTCTGGAAGGCTTCAAGGTCGCTCTTACGGCTCACCTGTATGTGTCTGCCGCCGTTGGTGAAGTTGGTAATGAGGTAACAAGCGATGATCTTGGCGGGGCTTCTGTCGGTCGCTACTTCGACATGATTAACAGTGCGCTCGCCGTTGACGGTCGCTACTTCAAATGTGTCGCCTTCGTACACCAGTACCGGCTGCACATCTTTGATAGTTCCGGCTTTAAATACCAGGTGCAACATACCGCGATACGAAGGCATGAACTGGCACTCTTTGCCGTATGCAATCAGATAAGCCTGTTTCTGCGTCGGGTCTAAAGAAAGACCGGTGAACGCTACATTCAATAGAGCGGTCTTTACAGAATCAGGTGTGCATTCAGCAAGTTTCTCGTTTTCCTTAAAAATACGAGAAATGTGATGTTGTTCTGCTGCAAATTGAATAGATTTGTCTGTTGTGCAGCTCTCGAACCTTGTAATAAGCCCCTGTTCGGCTAACAAGGCGGGTAAGTTCGTTAAAATCTGTGGCATTTTTCAGTCTCCGGTAAGTAGGAAGTGGGCGAATGAGTATAGTTTGTATCAAAATACTTGCAAGGTGTCCACATTTGGTGCAGTATTTATCGAGGTTTTTATTGGAGACTTTCAATGTACAGCTTTAGCCACAACCCGAACAACGGTTTTCAAGGCGAATACCCTACTCCGGTGGAGGCCCTGACAGCCGCCAGACAGTCTTTTCCTGAAGTTCCGGTATGGATCGCAGAAGTGTCCGATGGTACTTATGCAGACTGCCTACCAAGCGCCCTGATTGCCGATATGAAGGAATACGCAGCCGAACATCATGGCATGGCGGCGGCAGACAGTTTCGACGCTCTTGAGGCCACAGACAAAGCCGTGCTGCTGACCGAGATCCGCACCACCATCGAAGAATGGGAAGCCGACCTTCACGAATCCAAGTTATTTGATGCCAGCATGATTCGCCGTAGCCGCCGCTACAACGTAGGTCAGGTTGTTGTGCATGGAGAGTGGTAGTTCTATGAGCGATGAACTGGAAAAGATACGGGCAGATTGCCGGAAACACGATTTTGCCTCAACGATTCACGACTACTGCCCGTTCTGCCGGCTGAATGAGGAAGCAAAAGAACGCGCCGCACTACAGGCAGAGCGGGATGCGCTGCGGGATGCATTAGAGGGTGATCACCCAACGATGAAAAAGAATGAAGATTCTTGGGTGTGGCTTGCAGAGCAAGTGGAGGGGTATTCAACGAATAAAGCCGACTACATGGCTTTGGCAGGTCAAGAACTGAGGCGCATAGGCAAAGCCCTCGCCAAAGTAGAACAGGAGTGTGAGTGATGTCATACATGGTAATAGAGGTAGAGTTTATGGCTGGCACTGATATAAGGAGAGCAGTCACAGAAGCAAAGGATAAAGCAGCATTGTTCGATGTGGCTTATATCACCTTTAACTTCAACGGTGTACGTTTTTCAATAGGGCGAAATGCAGATATTGATGCTGCTGTTAAGGCGTTTCATGAAGATAGTAAATGTGTAGTGCAACCATGACCACTAACAGAGAACAGGTAGCGCGGTGGTGCGCTCACGAATCAGGCGATGAATGTCCTGCGGGTAACGAATACTTGGACTGTCTAGCTAATCAGGAAATTAGATGGCGTTGCCGCTGTAGCGAGTATGACGCTCTATTACTCGCCGCGATTAAAGACAAGCTGCGGGAGATGGGATGCGACTATTTCTGCCGCTATCACAGTCTACACAAGAAGCACATCGTTGAAATAGACCCTATATATGGCGACTACTGTGAAGGCTACGAACCAGAAGAACTCGACGCATACATGAACGCTGTACTGGCTATGGGCATCGCAGAGGTAGAACAGGAGTGTGAGTGATGGTTAGAAAGTACACACCAAAAGCCCGCGACAGTCGCGGTTACATACCTGCACTGCAGGATTTTTGTTTATCAAAGAGGTCAAGAGAATGTCAGGATTTTTCAAAACAGTTATCGCGTCAAGCGATCCGAGCAAAGCTGGCTACGAAGTAACTTACATGGAAAACCGCCCGGACTGGCAGTGCCATTGCAAAGCCTTTCAGTTCGGCGGCGGCAAAGAGTGTAAACACATCGCTGAAGCCAAACTCGAAAAAGAAGCTGAAGATGGAACATCGCCAGACGCAGCTTGATTTCGACAACCCAATAGCACGGAAGGTCGACCCGCCTACTTCCCATGAAGCAGAGGCGAAGACCAATAAGACAACCCGTGCTAAAGACCGCGAGTTCATGCTTGAGCTGATTCGCGGTCGACCCAATCACACTTGCGGCGAACTGGTCGAGATATGCAATAAACAGTTTGGTATGTCAGTTCACCGCTGCAACACCATGCAAAAGCGGCTCTACGATTTATCGACTGACGGAAAGATAGTCTCTACCGGAGAGCGGCCCTGTAAAGAAACCAACCACAAGGCGAGAACATGGCGAATGAAATAAAAACCTTAACACCAATACAAATCCTTAATCATCAATTCGTTTGTGATAAGTGTGGAACGCATCTTAATTTCACGATAATCGAAAACAGTAATTATCAAAACACACTTGAACTGAAACACAAAGTTGAGCCGTGCAGAAGATGTATAGCCAGCGCGACAGCTCCGGCGAAACGATTGATTGAAGCTGTGTCAGCACTTATGCCGGAGAAGAAAAGTGGCGACTAAACCAGATCCAGAGCTTGTCGCCAAGTACGGCGAACCGTTGACCATCTGTGAAGACTGCAACCACTACGTTTATAAGGGCCGAAGATGCGCCTGTCCGACAATTGGTGGCGCGATCCTGAGTCACAAAGAACAGGTGGCTAACGGAATGTTCGACAACGATTTTGAAACAAGGATGGCAGATGAACGAAACCGCTGACATCGAGAAGCAAGTAAGCGACTACACCGCCTTCGCCGGCGACTGTGAGCTTGATAGCTGGTTAGAAAACAGTAAAGCCGGTTTCAAGGTTGTTGTTCTGCTAGAAAGCCGTGAGGCGCTGGATGCCTTCGACACCACCATGACCCGCAGCAACAAGCGATCCGGTCAACACTACCAGTGCGTCATTCACCCTGTCGGTGACGATGGCTGGGAGCAGCGCGTTACTGAATGCTTCCTGTGGGGGCGCAACTGGTCGGAAGCTAAAGGCGCTTCAATTGCTCTGCATTTCGGGCATGACGATATGAGCTGGTGGAAGGCACAGAAGACCTCCGACCAATCTTCAGCTGGGATACCTGGCTTTCAGTTTGGCTTAATCCTTATGGAGTACGACGATACCGGCAAGATTATCAATCAGACGCTCGCCAAAGGCCATGCAGACCGTATTCGCAAGCAGGAAGAAGAAGGTCAGCTGCCGGATAACAAAGGCGGTGGTAAGAGCAAACGAGCCGCCATGCTGTACCAAGATGATGATTTCCAGAAGTGGTTCATCGAAGAAAGCGAATGGAAGCAGGACTACCTTGATTACAAGGCTTTGCGTCCATCCGATAAAAGAGAAGAAGCTATCGACAGTATTGTGAAGGCGGTCTGTGGATTCGACAGCAAGCGTGAGCTGGATCACAGCGAAGAAGCTGCTAAGAAGTTCTCACATCACTTTTACACGCCATACATGAAAGCGAGGCAGGAATGAGTTCTATATGCAAACAGTGCGCCCATTGGGGTCAGGACTACCGCACAAAAGGTGAGGTAATGTGCCTTAAAGCAGCTTTTTATACACAGAATGATGGTTATGGATATTTCAATACCGGTGCGCGGTGCATCCAAGACGATTCATTGCGTAATCTGTTTGAGCCTAAGACCGGCGAAGAAGATCATGTCACAAGCCTGTCAGAAAAAAACCGCCTATTAGAAGAAAAAACAGCAAGGCAGCGCGACAAAATAAAAGAGCTTGAACGCCGGTTAACTTTGGTGAATAAAGATGAAACCGATTGAACCCGGATGCCTTTGCATTGTTATCAACGATGGAGTGTGCGGCAACAACGGAAAGAGTGTAACGGCTATTGAGTATCTAGGTAATGTGCCTGATAGGTTTCTTCTTGCCGATAAGATTTGGAGAGTAGACCCGCCGATACTATGGAAAGAGATTCCTCTTTTTAAGTCAACAGAAATAGCAAAAGGAACAGACGAGTATTTGCCTTACTGCCCCGAAATAAACCTCATGAGAATCGACGGTGACGAAGAATTATTTAAACAGGAGAAGGAACGTGACACCAATATCAATAAAGTACAAGAACGGGTATAAGTACCAGCTACAGGAATGGGTGCTGTTTCAGCACCCGTTGCTCGAAGGGTTGACCAACACTCATATAAACACAGAATTTATCGAGCTGCATGATAACGGCACTCTGTGCATTCGTGCCGGCTATGCGTGGGATGGTGCAAGCGGGCCGTGCAAAGACACTCCCGACATTCTGACCGGCTCACTGGTTCACGATGCTCTGTACCAGTTGATGCGTGAGCGCGAGATCCCGCCGGATTCAAAGTCAGCAGCAGATAAGCTGTTCCGTGAAATAAACCGGGCAAACGGAATGAGCAAGTTCCGTGCTTGGTATACCTACCATGCTGTACGTCATTTTGCCGACAAAGCAACATACGCCAGTTCAAGAAAACCAATACTGGAAGCGCCGTAATGGGTATGTACACAGAAATCTTTGTCAATGTTGACCTAAAACAAAACACGCCGGAAGACGTTATCGACACACTGAAGGCTATGTGTTTTTTTGTTCCTATTTCCGACGATGAACACGACACGGCTCTGGCAGATAAGCCGGGGCGTTGGAACTATTTGTTTAGCGATGGCAGCTACTACACGCCCAACACCAGCTGCCGGAACTTCACTTTTGATGATATTAGCGGAAGCTATTCATTGCTTGGTAAAGGCGATATCAAAAACTACAACGGCGAGATAGAAGAATTCTTCGAGTTTATAGCGCCTCATGTTGAAGATATAGGTTTCATTGGATACAGCCGATATGAAGAAGCTGATGTGCCGACGCTCTACTTTGTTGATAAGAATGGAAAGCTGGTCACTAAGAACTTTGTTGAAGGCTTTCATTTTGACGAACTTTGGAATTAGCTATGAACAGAGAAGCTATTAAATTCTACTTTCTGGTTTTTGTGGTACTCACCTGTTGCGCTTGTTCGCCGGTAATTGACCTGGCTGTTGGTCACAAAGTAGGAAGTAGCACGTTTGCTGACTATGGTGGTGACAACCCGACACTCACGCTGCGTGTTCGTCAGGACATGAAGTGGAACACCTTTGTCGAGTATGAACACATCAGCCACCTAAAGAATGGCGAACCGTTTAACGACGATCCTGAGCTTTATGTCGATCAGGTTAACTTCGGTATTCGTTTCAAGACTTGGGATATCACTGAATGACGAAAGGATACCGACCGGTAGTTCCGTATCGTTCAAACTGGTGGGAAAGGTGGGAAAAAGAAACCGGAAAGAAAGTACCAGATGAACTTAAAACTAACAGGCCCGCGAAGCGCGGCATTCAATTCCAAAACAGAGATATAAGAAAATGACACAGAACAAACAGCCACTGAGCATTGTTGCCGTACTCCGACGCAAACTGAATATCGCTGGCGCGAAGCTGAACCGCCTGACGCTCGAAAATATAAAGCTGAAGAATGTGCTAAAGGGTAAGAAAGACCAGCGTTTGCACGACAAGATAAACAGCCAGTTTGAGACTATCAGGAAACTTGAGAAGATTATTTCAGAAGCACTGAAGCACGAAGGTACTGACCACCTATCTCACGATGTAGCCCTGATTCTTTGGCAAGCCTTCGAGCTGGGTGGTGAAGAAATGGTTATTTGCAGGATGTCGCCGGATGATCGTTTTTTGCAGCACGTTAAGAACGAATTAGTGAAAGCCCGGTCAAAGTTTCCAGACAATAAACACCAGCTAACAGCGTTCAACGAAGAAGCCGGCGAGCTAAACAAAGCCATGCTAGAGCATGAGTACGGCGAAGAAACTGCAGAGAACACGTACAAGGAAGCTGTGCAGTCTGCGGCTATGGCTGTAAGGGTTGCAGTTGAAGGCGATAGCACCTTCAGTTACAGTTGTCCACAATTCATGGCGAGATCTGTAGAGAAGACAGAAATCAATGGCTAACGATATGTACTTCATCGACGAACAGGAAGTTACGGTTGAGATAGACCGGAACAAAGTACGGCATCCAGAGTATTGCTGGGATTTGCCGGTGCTTTCCCCTGTCCAGGTGAATAAGTATTGGGGCAAGTCTGTCGAAGAAATCCGCAAGGAATATGGCGACGGTGAGGCTCAAGCGGTCTACACAATGGCGTGTAATGGCTTTGACCAGACCAAGATGCCGATAAAGCAGGATTTGGAAACCAAGACCTTCATACGCATCCGGCTGGAAATGGAACACAAAGACGATTTCCAGATTGTCTGGCGCGTGTTTCTGGTTGCTAATGAGTACACTGAAGCCGGTGCAGACCTTCTGTTAGCTGGCGGCTCCTATCAGGAGTCCAGCTACATCAAGGCTCAGGAACTAGTCACCAATACCCTACGCCATGCCGCGTAGCCCTGACGCTGCACAAAAGCGCCATTGGGATGCAGTTGCACAGTTGAATTGCCTTCTAACCGGTGCGCCGGCAACCATAGCTCATTGTCACGGCGGCTCGATCATTGATACCTTTGGTCGGGCCGCTAATCCGGGCATGGGTCAACGCCAGAATCACTGGCTGGTGATCCCGCTATCCAAAGAACTGCATCAAGGTCATTACGGACTCGATACCTATGCCGGCGGTGTATGGGAATGGGAATCGCTGCATCAATCTCAGGTGATAATGCTCGAATGGGTATGCCACCTAACCGACATCAATGTATTTGAAAAGGCAGGACTAGAACATGACTTTACGACTGTACGTGCGTGGGAAATACCCTAAATCAATGAATGCGCTGATGCGTATGCACTGGCGCAAACAAATGACGTACCGAAAGTCATGGTATGAACAGGTGTACCTGGCTGCACTCGAAGCCGGCACAGGACAGCCGAAACTCAAGCGAGCCAGAATCACGATCACGACTCACGCGCCGGCTAAGATACTCGACGAAGATAACTTTTGGGGTGGATGCAAGGCGCTGCAGGACGGTCTGGTTCGTGCCGGCATACTCGAAGACGATACCAGCGAACACATTGTTGAACGAAAGTATTTCCAGCACGTTACCCGAACCGCAACGGCTCATGGCACTGAAATTCTGATAGACCCGGCATAAAAAAAGCCCGCACAAGGCGGGCAAATAAAACAGGGGGAAGGTGTTACTTACTTTGTATCACTCTGCCGGCATAAAACCAAGCCTTTCGCCACTTCTCTATTTTGGCTTCCGAAACGCCCTGCTTGCGCTTCTGCTCGATCTTCTTCAGAAAGATACCCTTCACTCTAGGTGTCATAGCCTGTTCCATATCACACTCCTGCGGCTTCGAGCCGTTTCAGTTTGGTGTTGTACTTTTTGATAGCGGTCTGCGCCCTGCTTTGCTTGGTGTTCCACCGTTTCAGTGCCGCCTTCGTTCTGACGATCTCTGCAAGCCGTTTTTCTTCCTTAGTCGGCTTCGGTTTCACTTTGGGCTTTAGACCACCATCCAACCAATCTGTACCAGCCACGTACTCTGCGATCTTCGTTTCGTAATGAACGTGCAGCGGGTCATGTGGCAGTTTGTTTGGATAAGTACGGGCAAAGATGTTGTGTGATACATCGTGTATCAATCTTCCCCAACCCTTCCAATGGCCTGATGTTGGTTTGGTTGATATCCAGCACCGGCGAACACCGCGTGACCAAGTGTATCGTGTCATTTGATATCCGTTGTCCAGCTTGCCGAACTTCCGGTACAGCCGCTTAACTGCTTTTTCTGCTTCCACTCTAGTGATAGCTGGAAGTGTTTCGGGCAGTGCTTTGCGCACAGGCTTATAGTCTGCATGACTCATAAGTAGTCTCCATAGATTGTTAAAGAACACACCAGCGTTAACTGGTATACACATTATAACATAGCGACCTAAATCAAAGACTTACGGCTGATTCTGCTTAACACAACCAGACTGAAAGCCGCATGACTTGGTGGCGGTTTTCCGGTTTGCGCAACATATCGCACATAAAAAAGCCGGCTCGAAAGCCGGCTTAGTCTCGGAGCATCAGCCAGATCATTATGGCTGCTTACCTTTATTTACAACGGCTCATGTTTTCCAGGTAGGAAAAATGGCGACCCGCATAAAGGCTTGGTCTATTGCGCCGGTTTCTTGCATGAAGATTTACCGACAAGAGGACACTCCGCAGCCGCCCCCTCGGAGTTGTCGCCATCATGGAATAATAAAAACAATGAAGGTCACACCGATTGCGATTGATACAAAAACATTGAACCACTTGATACTAGTTTTCATCTATAGCTCCATACTCTGCTGAAGGTGCGAATCACCCTCGGGTTTAGGATTCTGTAGTTCGCCGGCTTTAATCCGCATCAGAAGCCCTACAAACTCACGGGCTACCGTTTCATCCATCCAACCAGAGAACTCGATGTGGTCGGCGTTACGGACGGTTAGCGATCCACTAGCGCCCGGAATATCGCAGATATCTACGCGCCACTCACCACCATTGAACCGGCGAGGCGACCCGCTGGTTTCTATCGTGCTGGCTAACGACTGAGCCAGAGCATCACCCTGACGCTCTAACAGGCATCGCTTGGCTGCTTCACGGTTCAGTAAGTTCCAATCGTCGAAGGTGGCGTTGTATACCTTTTTGACAGCCTGACCGACACAGGAGATACCAACACCATCGAAGCGTGTTTTGCTGGTGCTGGCGCGTTCCTTGACACTGTGCTTACTGCCGAACAAGTCTTCTGGACGAACAATCTGTTTGCCGTTCCAGCCATTGTAAAAAGGCCATAGAACGTCAACATAGATTAAGCCGCGACTACTACAATCAACCATGAATTCACGCGCTGTCGGCTTATAGAGAATCACACCAAGATAGTTGTCTTCGGTGATGTTCTTCCAGTTGTCTCGCTGTGCGCCACCAAGAAAGTTATCGTTCAGCCAATCTTCCAGTGCCGGCATTACATTTTCGAGCGTAGGTTTAATGTTGTTCATATCACACCGCCAAACTAATCGGATTTTTTGCACTATCTCCACCAACAGAAATAGAAAAACATTTTGTAGGGTGGTTAATGCGGTCAGGTTTACGGTGTTTTTCCATTAGCCGTTCCTTGCTGTAATCAGTAAGCTGACTTCTTTCACAAAGCTCATTGAAAGCAGACTTATAATCAACAGCGCCTTTTACTTTACGCCTTCCTGTTCGTGATACCTGAACAGCAATACCAGCATGGTCGCGTGAACGATGAATACCAGTTCCAAGAGCTACAGCGCACTCCTTTAGTTCTTCATTAATGCTTTTCTGTAAGGATTTTATTTTGATTGCTCTAGCAATCCACCACCTAGCCCTTCTATTGGTCATGCCTTCGTAGGTTGTAGGTACGCCTTTTTTGGGTTTTGATTTCTTTCTATAGAATCCATCAATGTTCATTGCCATGCTCCCATTTTTCCTTAATTAGTTCGGCTTGATACTGATACATGAATTCAACCAGCCGCTTGCCATCAGCATTGCAGTTACCACACCACCAGTGATCGAAGTCTGAGCAGTGAACGAATATCTCCTTCTCTGCATCCCACTCAGAAGTAGAGTCAACAACAACACTATCGCTTCCGCATTCTGTGCAGAATGGTTTATGTGGGCCGAATGGAATGCCAGCCGGTGTACCGAATGCGAACCAGTTTTGAAGCGCAACAGCCCGGTCTTTAGCGTCGTAGGTCTGAACAGAAGATTCTGCTTCGGTAGAGATACCGTCGATACCGATATAGCCCCACACATCTTCCTGACAATCCACCCAGCTACCGTCTTCACCCTTCTCGTAGGTAATCATTCCGTAGATCGAGCCGTTGCACCAATCGGTGATTGTCTGGCAGATGCCTTCAGCTACTTCATTGGCTGGCTTCAGAAAATCTTCTTCCTTAATCAGAATCCAACCGACACAGCCTGAGTCAAAATTACAGGCAAACGGGTTTCTCTCGCCGGCTGCATACATAACCAAGCCATGCTCATACCTGAACAGGCTGATAACCGTCATGCCATGCTTTTTAGCGTAGCCTGGTACTTCGTTTGTGCTGGTGAACGGGTTGTACTGTGACAGCACACTGCGCTTCTCGAATGAGGCAAATATCAGGCTGTCTGAATCTTCCCAATCTAACGGGCATTCGACGCTACCGGCATCATCATCAATGATGTCGATAAGATGTCTGCCGGCTTGGTGGCTCTCGATAACGTGATAGCCGTTTTTTTCGCGGTCACACATGAGACTTCTCCTAGTTTGTGGTTTAGAACGTACTGCATAGCGCCCCGTAGGACGCTACACACTGCGCACTAAATGTGGCAATCGACAACAGTAATTGTCGTATCGGCTGGCAACGTTCCTACCAAGTCTAAAAACTCGGACTGCCAATCTTCTACTTCGTTGGTGCTGATTCCGAACCAGCCCATTTCACCTTTTTCGTACCACACATCGTCCTTCAGAACAGCGTAGGTGCTGAAGGATTCGGCAGCAGCGCGGCGAACAAATTCTTCACGCCCGCCGTTATGGCAGCAGAAAAATTCGACCGCATCACCTAAAAACAAAAACGGCACTTTGTCTTCTTTTTGTGCTGCTTCGTATTTCTTAACCCACTCGATAGAACCGTAAGAATCACGGGCGGCTTTCAGACCATCGTCACCATCAGGGTAGTCTTTGCGGAACTCTGAAAACGGAAGCGGTGCGCCTTCCAGACCGACAGCGGCCTCAAAAGATTCATACTTGTCGTTGGCGGCTTCGATAGCTTCCTGCTTCATGCCTTCAATATCCAGATCACCAACAGTGCAGGAATCGCACAGGCGGTTAGCAACCTGCCGCTTGGTTTCTTCATCCCAATCGCCCGGATTTTTCATTTTGGCAATTTCCGCGCCAGTACCACGATGATGCCCCATAGTGCCGACACCGCCTTCTTTGTACTTCAGAGAGCCAGACCAGCGACCACCAACCACATACCAATCCCACTTGGCGCGAGGGTTGCTGATATAGCCCCACTGACCATCACGCTCAATCCAGCCGTGATATTTTTCAGCGTATTCTTCGGGCGTGTCATAGGTCTGGTGATAGCTGGAACGTTCCTGAGCTGGAATGGCTTCAATTTCAGCGTTATGACGCTTCCAACTGGCAATCAGTTCTTCACGGCTTTCTACTTCAGGTTCAAACTCCATAAAGTAGTCGCCTTCATCACCTTGCTCGAAGAAAGGTTCAAGCTGTTTGTCGATATCATCACCAACTACTAAAACTGTAAAATGTGACATGAGAATTGTTCCTTCTGTTGTCGATGCAAAAGCGCACCTGATAGTGCCGGCGAACCGACACTACAAGCTGCACTCTAGGCGGCTTTTCTGCTAGGGCAGTGACGCAGGGCAGACTCGGTGAACTTCATCACCTGACCATCATGCAACCGGCGAACCTTCACGCCATACTTAGGGCTGCGCGGGTTGAAGCCGATAATGGCGTAGTCTTTACCCTGATACTGGAACACTGTGCCATAGTCTTCCGGCGTGACGTTGTAGCTGCGGCTGTAAAGTGCAAAGTCTGCACGTTCCTGCGCTTCCAGAACGTCAGTGTCGGTCACTGAAATTGTCAGTTTGGTTTTCAGTTCGGTTTCGTTGTAACTACCGCCACCGATAACCGCCTTCAGACCGAAAGGCTCAAGGGCTGCATTGACAGCATCTTCAATCGGTTGCTGGATTGCTTTGCAGGATTTTTTGTCGAGTTTGGTGATTGTGGTCATGCTTCTACTCCAATAGAACAAATGTGCGACATTGCACATTTCACACAA